GTTTATAACGTTAGACAAATTAGACATAGCCTCTACTTCCTCTACGGTTGATGATCGCCCAAACTCAGAAACCCCAACCCAGTGCTCTAAAGAGCCTAATCCGTATGGCGTGTCCTTTACCTTCTCTTCTAATGCTTCAATAGCTTCTTGATACTCTAGCCTTCTTTGCTCCTTCATTTGAGCTGAAGCAGCATTATCCCTTCTGTTTCTTTCTATGGCTCTTCCCTGCCAGGTTTTATACAAGGGTTCTAGCTCAAGAACCTCTCTGGTCTGTCTGTCCTTTTTTAAAGGAATTTTGCCAAGCCTTACATTTTCTCCGTTTTCGTTCGTATAGTTCCAGCCACTTATAGCGTCTGTTTTTCCATTTCCTGTCTGTAAAACCCACCAGTTCCAAAAGTGCCAGCCGTCTTGAAACTTCTTGCTCATGAAGTTTGCGCTCTCTTTCGTTTGCTGTATGTTGACAAACCTTTCAGTGTAGTTCATAGTGAACGGCTTGTCTGGCATACCCATAAACCTAGAGTCTTTTTTAGCGTCTTCCGCTTGCTTTTTATCTTCTTCAGCTTCTTTTTGAACGAACGTATCGTAAATGTCAGTCCCGAAAACGCTTTTAGTAGGAACCTCAATCTCCTTGAACCCAAGCTCTTCTAAAGAGGTAGATTGATTGAGATTGTAAAACTTTCCACCCTTAACTCTTAGCCCATACTGATACTGGCTTGTTTCACCTAGACCAAACTTAAGGCTCCCTTGAGTGTCTTTTGACGCCTGCTTAATCACCTCGACAACAGAAACTCCTACGATCTTATCCTTAACATCCCCCATACCTTCAAGCATAGGGCTTTTTATTTTTTTAGATATAGCGTTACCAACCTCTTTAGGAACAACGGAAGACAAAGCCTTAATTATCTCAGATCTCTGGGCTATGGTTATTTGTGACGCAGCTAACTTACCATCCGACATTCCTGCCCACTCTTCCAGATACTGATCAACAGCCTCAGCTACTTCAGTTTTATTTTTAGCTTTCTTTAAAGCCTCAAAAGCTTCTGCAATTTCAATAGGGGCTTTTCTTAAGATTTCAAGATCTTCTTTTTGAGCCAAAGGCTCACCTACCACCTCTCCTTCTGGAAACCTACTGTCGAATCCTTTATTTTTAATTCTAGACAAAAACTCATCTCGTTCAACTGCGGAGTCAAAAGTAGCGGTTCTTTTCCTAACGCTGCTTCCTTTTTTAGCCCTAAAGCCATACTCAACTGTATATCCTGACTTACCTAAAGGAACGTACTTAGCCTTAGCTCCCTTGCCCACCTTTTTAACCCTAAGGACCGACTCGTGAGCTTCAATTAGAGCTTTTTTTATTTTTTGTGCGTCTTTAGGGGATTTGGCAAGCCGAAGCTGAATGGCTTTAGTGGTCTCTAAAAAGAAAGTAACATTACTTCTGTTGGCGTCTTCACCCATCATTCTATAAAAAACAACCAGCTTGTTGTTTCCAGTTTCTGACAGAAGGGTGTTTACATTTCCTGAAATCCTAGATAGCGTTCCTGGATTACTCACAGCTATAACAGCTTTTCCAAACCCTTTATCCTCTAGCCTCATCTTTTCTGAGTCCATGCCAGACCTTATGAGGTAGTCTCCTACTTGGTTGTTTCCAACCTGGTCAAATGCAACGCTAATCGAGGCTAGTTCTTTTACGTTAAGCTGTCCGTTTTCGTCTATAAGACCACTGTCTTTTAGTATGTTTAGAATTTCAGGGTTATCAATCCTTACACTTTTGTCTAGCGAGCTAAGGTTTCCGTCTAGATTATTTGCTATCCTTGATATATCGGCTGGGCTTGCTGATTCTCTTGAGATTCCTTCCGCCTCAAAAGCTTGATCAACTACAGCTGAATCAAACCTTCTGTCTAGCTCGTTTAAGCCAGATTCTGTAAAGTTCTGATAGGTCTGAGCGTACTCAGAAATAACAGCCTGAGTAGTTCTTCCAGACTGCTCCATTTGAGCTGTAGTTCTTTGTGTACCGTACTTAGAGGCTACAGTTGAGGCAAGATCTTTTAAGGCTTGGTTTTTGTACTCACCTCCTTTTACTTCACGTAAAACACCAACTACAATCTCCTCGTTTAAATCTTGGCTGTCTGAATACTCTCTTCTTCTGGCTTCAGCAATTCTTCTAACGTCCTCGTTGTCAGACTTTAACAGCTCTTCAGCCATCTCCTCAAAATTCATTCCCTTGCCGTTGACCTCATCGTGTATCATCTCCTCGATAACATCAAATGAAGAAGCCTCAGGAGACAGGTGTACCGTTCCCGTCTTTGGGTCGTATTGAGCTTTTGTTTGCAGTCTTTCAGCTGTAGGAACAGCCGCGAAGTAGTCCTCAAGGCTGTCGTATACCTCTACTTTGCCTCCAACAGTCATAGCTGCATATGCGGTAGTCGAAGAAACCTTATCTAAGTATCCTTGGATCTCCTCGACTGGTTTGCCGAACTTCTCAGCTAACTCGGAAGCTTCGTACTGCGTATCCTGCTCTAGGTCCATTAGCGGCTTTTGCAGACTTTCTTTTACTGGTGCAACTTTATTTCCTTTGTTGAATTTATCCAAGTGCTCTCTAGCAGCCTCAAACGCAAGATCTAGCTGCTCTCTAGCTTTCTGTGCTTGCTGAGACAGTGCGACTCTCCCAAACTCTGCACTAACAAACTCTTCGTTTTTTGCGGCTTGCTCCAGGCCCTCAGCTGTACTTGCAAGCTCGACTAATGTGGCTGCTAGCTCTGGCCTACCTGAATTGGAAACCTCTCTTGCTATATCCCCCAACGCTTCATTAGAGACCTCCATCTCATTTATAGCTTCGTTGAGGTTGTTTTCTAGCACACGAATATCCCCTGGCTTTGAAGACTCAGATTTATTAGCGGTCTCTAGGGCTCTAGCTGCTTTCTCAACTTTTTCCTGATCGGCAAACTTAACGTTAGAAGCGGTAGCTATCGTGTTATTTTGATGAACAATTTCAAGGGTTTTAAACCCAGTCTCCATTCTTTGCCATAAGGGTTGGTTTGCGTCCCCTAACTTATATGTAGTAGAGGCTCTTTGAGCTGCAAACATTGTAGAACCTATTGCTCCCCCTGAAATAGCCCCTGTCCCAGAGGCTTGTATTACTCTTGCGGCAGCCTCTGATGGGCTTATGTATTCTCCCTTTATAGAAGCGTCAGCCATAATGGTTAAGTATTCTGTGGTTGCCTCTTGACCCGCCTCAATACCAAATCCTTTGCCGCCCGCCTTTAAAGCTCCTTGAAAGAACCTGTCTAGAGCTATCTTAGACCCACCCTTAGATATGCTCTTGGTGATAGTTAAAAGAGCGTGAGCACCAAAAGCCTCTGGAGCACCTTCAGCTAAACCAACAGCAAAAGAGTACCCTAACCTTTGTCCCGTTCCTTTTTTCACATCTACTCTCTGACCGTCTACAATCATGTAGCTGCCCTCTTCGTCTGACATTACGTTAGGCCCTTCAAGGGATGTGTACGCGCTCTGTATCTTAAGAGACATGTTTGCTCCGTCTACGGTCCTAGTGTCTAGCTTTTTACCGTTAACAGAAAACTCGTCAAAGTTTGAGTCTAGTTTAGATTCCTGATACGCTTGAGCCCCAGCAAGGTAGGTCATCGCAGCAACGCTAGCGGTGGGGCTTTTTGTTACTGCTCCAACCCCAAGGGCCGCTAAAGTAAACGGAAGGCTCTCTATGGCGCTTCCGACCATTGAGTCAATGTAGTCGAACAGCCTATCGCCTTCCAGGTTCCCAAACTTATAATCTTCGATTAGGTTAGAGGAGTATTGAGTCTTTTCAGATCTTAAAGATTCTTTTCTTAATCTCTGTTCAGCCATGAAATCTCTCAATGACTTTTCAGCGCCTGGTACTTGAGCTAATTCAGCTAACCCGCCCGCTCCAGCAGCAACAAGAGTAAGGGCAGATTCTAACATCAAAGCTAAGTCAATGGACCTGTCCTTGGTCGTGCTTGAAGGCTCTCCAAAAACACCATCATCATCTATATCAACTGGAATACCTCCTTTAAATAGGTCTTCCTCAATAGCCCTGACCCTTTTCACCCACTCACCCATTACTATCCTGTCTGAGCCCTCTGGTGCTTTTTGAACTTTTCTGTAAGCAGACTCAAGAGCCATCCTTCTTTCCCTTGCTATAGCGGTCTGCTGGTCATCAGCCATTTTAGCCATCATAGACGAAAGGGCTTCTTCATCCCCAAGACGTTTTAGCCTAGCCGACTGACCCTCCATCCTCATGTAAGAAGGAGCACCAGGCATTGGTGTGTCGTCTTGGTAGTTGTTCTCCTCTATCCTAGCTTTAATCTCTTCTAGTTTAGAAGCATCTTTACTTCTTAAATCAATGTACCCTTGATCCTCATTGACAGCTTTAGATAGTTTTTCATCAGTTAAAGCATCAAACAAAAACCTAGTGTCTTTTGGGTTTTTTTGATGAGCCCTGAATAGCGTTTCATATATATCCCTCTCTTGTGGACTAGCCTCGGATTCTAGCATCAATGCCTTTGCAGCCGCTCTTGCGTTACCCATGTATTCGAGGGATGTTGCGGCTGGACCCTCCATCATGGATTTGTATCGCTCGTAAGAATCTTTCCCTCTACCAAAAGCAACAACTCTTTTCTTGTCTGTTTTTACAGGAGCCCCAAAAAAAGATCTTTCCTCCTCGCTAAGAGGTAGCTCATTAACCGAAACCTCAGAAGGGATATTTGCTTTAATCTCTTCAACAGATGGTTTTACAAACATCTCCCCTTCTGGAGCAACTTCAACCTTTCCGTCCTGAAGGATTTTCTTTTGCAGGATTGTTTTGCCCTGATACCAGTCAAGTACGTCAGCGTTTGGGCTAGGAGATACAGACTCCGATAAAGAGTCTACCGATGCTAACCCCGTATCTACTAGGCTTGGATCGGGTTTTTTTTTTTGATTCCTGGCCTTTGAGACTTGATCGCTATTAAAGCCAAGGCTGTATAGGTTGATGTCGTCCGCTCCCTGATCAATTAATTCATTAAGATCTGGAGGCGATGGAGTTGGTCCTGAATTCATAAAGCTAATTTACAAAATTATTGACTTAGCTCCGCCTGGAGCTTATCATAGTCTACGCCGCCCATGTCTTCCACCGCTTTCCTTACCTTCTTTTCAAACTCTGGGTTTGTTCCTTTAGATAAAGCGATAAGACCGACGTAGTAATTTGCCTGATTAAGGTCTAGTGACTTATAAAAATCTAACACTACTTTAGACTCACTTTTATCAAGGAGTTTTCCTCCAATCGCCTGCAACGCTTCTGTGTGGTTGTCGTCACCCAACTGAAGTACAGCCCCTCTGGAATCAACGCCTGGCTTTGTAACAGGGTTAATACCAGCCTCAGGAATACCTTCGGTTACAATCTTGTCAAAAGTTCCACTTACCTTTAAATAAAGGTCCCCGTTGTCAGAAAAAGAAGCGTTTTTAATAGTTACCCGACTGCCCGCGTCCGTAATCCCAGGAAGAAGTGCTGGCGCTTCGATTTGAACACCAGAAGGCATTTGAGCAACTCCAGTCATGAATTCAATCTGGCTATCAATAGACCCCTCCCCCATCATAAACATACTCTTCGCCTCCTCAATCATATCAGGATTTTCAGTAAACACCTCAAACTGTTGATCTTCTACAACCCCTTTTCCATCAGTCGCTTCGCTAGATCCAGTCTTCTTGGCTGGTTCGCTAGAAACCAAGTCTGTCATTCTTTTTGTCCAGTCTTCTTTAAAACCGTCAACCGCCTCCGCTATTTCGGACTGCTCTGCAAGAACCTGGCTAACAGGTATTTTCTCGTTTAAAGCGTGCTGAGATATTGCTGTCATGAATATAGGGTCAGACGTAGGGTCCTCTCCTCCAAAGTGAGTCTCAAAGAAGTTTTCCATTCTAGCCGTATTTGTAGCGTATCCTGGAACTCTCTTAGAGCCTTTATCGTTTAGCGTTTGCTCAGAAAAAAGCTCGTCAACAGTTTGATTGTAGTTAAGCTTAGGCTGGCTGATAAAACGCTGACCTACTGTCTCTAGCTGACCTCTTGTCCACTCCTCGGCTGGCAATGACTGACCTGACTGAGTGTCTCGAACCATTAGCGTGTAGTTCTCGTCAATAAACCCTTCAAAGCGCCCTGGAGTATTTAGCTCTGACATGTTGTTTTGAAACATCACATCATCATAAGCCTCTACCATCCCAGGTTGTCCTGTGATTGCCCTTCCCGCTTGAGTTGTAAGGTTGAGTCCTTTTGCTATGTTTTTTCCGTGAAGACTCTCAAGCTGTGTTGTGAAGCCGTCTATTTGTTTTGACATAGACACAGCATGGTCCATTCCTTTCGCTTCGATTATGTCTCCATAGATTGAAGAAAACTTATCAACCAGACCTAGAATGGGGTCTGAGTGAGACCTAAATAAACCCCCATCGTCAATCGGAAGGTCATTGAGCATTTTTTGCTCTGCGGTTCTTTGAGCTTCTTGTGCTTTCCTTTGGTTCTCTATAACCTTAGCATACTGCTTCATCTGCTCCTTCTGGAGATCGCCCTGAGCCTTGGCCTCTGCCACCTGAACAGCCTGTTGCTGCTTCTGCAATAGCGTGTCTTTAGCTACGCGCTCTCCTTGAAGACCGATAAAGTCGTTGACTACCTGACCAGCAATATTACCTTGAGGATAAAAACTTTGTGTTGATTTGCTTTCAGCCATTACTTTCTGTTTTTTGCTTGCTCTCTAAACTTCTTAGTAAGGGACAAGTACCACTTAGATAGTGGGTTGTTAGGGTCATTCTTGGCGAGTCTAATTCCTTTTGCTGTGTCGTCTGAGTTAACGATCATCTCAGCACTCTCCACCTTACCTACCATCTTTCCCGTCTGAGCGTCTCTCATGTCGATATCAACTCCGTCATGGTCGTATCCTTCTGGGGTGACTACAGCGCCTCCTTCTTGAAATTCTCTTGTAAGGGCGGCTAAAAGATTTTTTAGTGGTCCTTGATTAAGGATCTCTTCATTTATCTCTCGAACTCTTTGGCGGTTGATTTTCTGTTGTTCTGGGTCTAAGAATCTACCATCATAAGCATACCTCTCAAATGGATCGTAATTTGGAGAGGACATATTTAGAGGATTGTTCGCTGCGTCATAAAACGGAGTACGACCTCCCCTAAACTTGTCGGCGATGTTTGGAAGCCCTACTTTGTTTCCTGCTCCGTACAGAGGGAAGTCTTTTTCGGGAAGCGGTTGGTCCTCTTCTTCATATGGATCAAGAGTCTTAAGGCTTAACGGTTTGTTTCTTGCGTATTCCATTAAATCTCCTAACTCCTCTGGAGATAAATCACTTACCGACTCCGTAAAGCTTTCGTCGTCTTCTAAATTACTAGGGTCAAACTTAGGAAAAGTAGGGTCTTTAGCTTCAGCCTGTGCTTGCCGACCATTGTATCCAAGAAAATCTGCAAGCTTTTGCTTAGCTATAGGCGTTGTAGCGGATTCTGTCAACGCCTGAAGAACTGATTTGTTGTCAATTCTGCTTGGGTCAATAGAAGACATGCGTTCTGGAGACTGAAGATCGCTGCTGTAAGTAACCCTATTAGGAGCCTGTTGGTCCTGCTCCAAAATCCTAACCGAAGGGGCAAGGGCTGAAGATCCAACTGTCTGTCTGTTAAGGGCTTTCTCAACGTTTTGATCAATCTTAATTGAATTGTCCTCAGGAAGTATGCCTTCAACCGCAGCCTCTCTTTCCTCGGCAGTCATAACTCTTGGTTCGTCGGCCAAGTTCTGGGTTCCTGTCTTATCTCTTACGGCTTTCATTCCTCCAAGACCATCAAAAAATCCAACGCTATCCCCCAGTATAGAGCCTAGCGTACTAAGCCCCATCATGTTTAGTCTGTTCTTGGCGGCTTCTGCGCCAGCAACTCGCTCTTCTTGCATTCTATCCTGTATCAGGTTAGAACGATCAATAGCTGAGTTTCTTGCGTCTAGCATTTGATTGCCCCGCACAGCCTGGGCGTTGATGGCATTGCGCTGTCTAGTATCTGACTCTGAAATTTTAGCAGAGCCTGTAGCTAGCTTATCCAGCAGCTGGTTTACATTCTTGGGGTTGTTTGCCAGGGCTTGCTGTACACCTCTCTCTAGTCCCTCCTGAGCTACAGATGTTTGCGTGGTATTGCCAGCTCTGTTCAGGTTTTGAAGAGCAGCATCCATCTGCAAGCGATCTTGCTTAATCGGCTCTTGATTCCTAAGTCTTTCTACCTCGTTCTTGATATTCTTCTTTCCTTGAAAATATCCAAAAACCTCAGGGAGGTACTTTATCAGTTCTATTGCTTTCTCGGCCATTGTGCAAATATAGTTATTGTTGCCCTAAAGGGTGATGTAGTTTAGAGCTTGTGATATGCGTGTTTACGCAATATAACTCATGTGGTGTGGTTAGGCTGTTGGTTAGCTCTATTTCTGCCCAGTTGCCTCTCATTGTATCCTTAACGTCTTGCTCAAAGTAAATCTGCTTACCTGTTGCGCTGTCGTTCCCTGGCTCTATCAATAGTGTTATAGTGCCTGATGACTGGTCATAAGAGTCAACAGACCCAAATGCCGTGTAAACCCCGCCGTCTAGAAAGTAAACCCCTTGTCCTGTGATTTGACTGCCAAGCTTGTTAAACCTAGGGTAATCACTCATAGTACACACCTTCACAGTCCTGCTAGCGAGGGTTCCTAAATAGGTGTATTTTGTCGATGTGTCTCTAGGGAAAGCCGAATAAAAAGAGCCTTCTTTTTCAGTAAAGGTTACAGGAATATCTGACGTCTGGCCCAGGTTTGTTGTAATCCCAGAGGTTATTGAATACCCACTACCACTACCCTCGTAAGAGACAGCATTGAAAACCTTAACTTCAGATGGGGACATCTTTGAAATAACCTTAACGGAAGTAGGGTAAGCTGTTCCGTAGAAGGTGTTCATTGTAGTTGACTTGTGGTTGTTGAACAGGTAAGACTGCGTGTCATCAGTGTTCTCATACCAAAAACCAGATAAAAGTTTGTTATCCTATAGAGCAGTAGTTTGACGGTTTGAAGTCATACCTGCTGATCCATCTTTTGTCTGATATAGAATAGCCTATGGTAACCCCAGCGTAAGTTGTGCTAGCCCCGCTAACCTTAGGTTCTATGGTTAACAAATATAAGTTTTCGTCTGGGTCATACCCGCTTATAATTCTACCTCCAGATCCAGTAGCGACCTCCATGTCGTTTATCTCAGCCTCAAGAAATGAACTCATCTCTATGTCTGAAATAGAAATCATGTTTGTCCCACTCGCCATCATAGACTTCTGTCTAGATTTATCTACAAAGAATACCATTCCGTCTCTAACTAGAGCGGATGATTGGTCAGGGCCTATACCAAAGTCTCCGTTCGCTTCCTTGTGCGTTCCTAATACGCTCGCGTTTGCTGTGACCGCAGAAGATCCGTCAGCGTACTCGATGATGTTTCTCTTTACAGGAATGTAAGACAGCTTATTCTCTTGTATGGCTACAAGACCTTGATTGTACTCATTTATGTAGTTTACGCTTCCGTAATTAGCTGGAAGATCCTTAAACGAATTTGAGCCTGGGTTGAAGCTAGAAAACTTGGTGTCCCCAAGCGGGTCAACATGTTCGTCGCTATATACAATTCTGTTTTCTAGGGTTTTAGTTTTTGCCTGATCATATTTTACGTGAGCTCTTCCTTTGCTCCAGCACCTAGAGGCCACAAAATCAGAGGCGTCCATAGACTCCATCTCCCTTGTGTCGTAATCAAAGTCCTCTATGTTGGTGTCAGAGAAAGAGGTCATAGGGTTTCCGTCACCGTCGTCGTAGACATTAGGTGTTATTACCGATCTAGTCCCGTAGTAAACGCTCCCCTCCGTAAGGCTTACGGCATCTCCATGTCTGTTCTCACCGTCTCTAGGGTTTTCTAGTAGAATAGATGCTCCTATTTCGTAAAATATTTCGGTAGGTGGGTCTTTTCTTGGGGTTAGTATCTCCACCAGGCACTCGTTATCCCAGAAGTTTGTTCCGCCTGGAACGAAGTTTGCTACCGCCTGACCTCCTGGGGGAATAACCTTCAGGAACTTTCCAACCCTGTTCGTTTGAACAAAACTATCAGTATACTCAGGGTTTATATTAGACGTGAATACTTCGATTCCAGCTACGTCATGTATATCCGCATCGGAGGTAGAGTAAAACGTTGGGGCGTTGGTTGTCGTGTCTTTATAGCTTATAATCCTTAGCTTGTCTCCTGGGGTGTACACGTAGTCCTTTATGGCTCCTTTTTCAGATTGATATCTAGACAGGGTGTTAATGCTGACATAAATGGCGTCAGTTTGAGATTTGTACCGAGGCGTCTCGGCGACACCAGTGCTTCCAGCAACAGCAGCACCTCTATCGGTTTTCTTATACGTTCCCCCACCAACAACAAATGACTCAAATTTTTCCCAGCTCCCCATATCAGAGTAAACTATCTGATAAGACACAGCCCACGAAGGAGGATCGGAAGTAATAGTAACGCTAATTGTACATGGTCCGTTATCACCCGACCTGCCTGTGTCCCCAAACGGCAATACATAAGTATCGCCTAGTTCGTTTACATTACCGCATCTACCAAATTCATCAAAGTAAACAACACCAAACTTGTGAGTGCTTCCTGCCTTAAAGGTTCTCCTCTTGAAAGACTGAGAAACAATAAGGTTAAACGCTGAGGCTCCATTCTCAAAGGGATCGAGGTCGTAGTTCTCCCACTTGTCTGGAGTTCCAGATGTAAATATTCCGTTCTTATTTGCTGGGGCGGTGGCTGGGGCGGTGAAGTAAAGAGACTGAGCAACCGCGTCTAGGGATGTTGCGGCTGAAACCCCGTTTCCGAGGTCGAAGTCTATATAAAAGTCACTATCGCTTAACACAAAAACACCCTCACTAAATACAGAGGTAAAAGCATTTGAACCAACTGGTAGGTCCCAGCTTCCAACTCTTGGAACGCACTTAATTTTATCGTTGGTAAAAGAGCAATTAAAGTTTAAGTCAAACTTAACCCTCCTCATATAAAGGTCATATAGGTTGTCGGAGGCATCTCTTAACTTCCAGACAACAGGGGCGCTACCAACCGTTTTAGGTATACTGTAAGTGTATGTAGCTATTTCATTCTCAAGAGCCTGGATCAACTTGTTGCAAGCATTGCTCCTGCTGCTCTCCTCATCTATAACTACAAACGCAGAAAAAACCCTAGAGTTTACGTTAACACTATCGTTAGCGTTCAGCGCCGACATATTTAAAGCGCCGTCAAAATCACTGCCTGCACTGTCGTCAGCCTCTCCAGCCTGTAGCGTGATAGATGTTCCGTCAGCCTTAGTAAACGAAAGATCTAGAATAGAGTTGTCTATGTCAGCCCCTCCGATTCCGCTTGCGCCATAAAAACCGTACTGCTTAAACTGTGTTGGTTTATAGGTAAAAGAAACAGAAAGCCTTGAATTAGCCGTTACAGTACTTGGAACGGAAGAAACATCAAGCTCAAAAGACCCGTCGTAAGTGTTGTTTCCGTGAGTTACACTGGGGTTTGAGTCAGAGTCAGTAACAAACACTCCAGAGGGCGTTTCCTCATAGGTGACCGCAAGAGTCCCTTGCACGTTGGTGTTCTCATAACCAGAAGTAGGGCTTGAATACATAAGCCTACCACCAGAAACAGCCTGCCCGACAGCCTTGTGTGGGACGTCATCAAACACCTTGTCAGTTACAGAACCGCTTTCGTAAAGGTACAATCCATCGTTATAGAATGAGTATATACCGCTGGCGGAGCCATAAACAGTAGAACCATTCTTTACTAGGTCTTGGTTTGGATCAAAGCTGTCTACAACGAAGAAGGGGTTTGTGTTTACCGTTCTAGCAAGAATTACAATTTCTTTAACGTCTGTCTTGTTGTACGAAACGGTAGAGGGCTGATTGACCCATCTAGTGTTTATTTCGGCTTTGTTTTCTTCGGTTACAGACCCCAATAAATCTGCATCTGAGGACTCTATACCCTGAAGGGACATATACTTGGGGTAAACGACCTTCGAATGAGGGGATAAAGCAGACTTCTCTCCGTTGGTGTACACATACTGTACAGCAAATTGTAAGACGGTTCCGTAAAGATTGTTAGTCTTTCTGCTTGTGTCTGTTTTTAGTTCTACGGTAGGAGGCAAAAGGCTAGGCGCTTTTACGACGGCTAAAGAGTGCTCTATTTCTTGACTGGAAAAACCCTGAAACCTGTGCTCTAAAGCCTGCTGTACATTTATCTTTCTTGGACTGTTCTTCCCGTCAGTAAAGTATATCATGGTCTCTAAAGACCCCTCTCTCCTAAAGTGTCCACTTACAACGTCAGCCTTAACAAATCCATATTCGTCAAAGTCTAACACCGTAGACCTTATAAGTACCTTGTAAGTGTCTGCTGATGCGTCGTATTCATAAACACCGTGAACAGACGGACTGGTAGACCAAACAAAAAAGTAAACCTTCCCGTTAGCATCGTCAGAAACACTTCCTATTACCCTAGATCTTTGGTTAGGTATTTGATCGCTCGTAGTTGCAGCAGATCCAGGGACGGTTCCCTTAGTGTTTTTTACAACACCTCCAGACGTTTCTCCATCAGTAGACATAGTGACGTTTCTAGCGTCAAGCATGTCGCCTTCAGCAAAGAACCTTTCGTCCTTGTCTTTGGCTAGACCTCTAAGTTTTATTTTATCAATCGCCATTAGAACTTAGGTGACTGTTTGAAATTCTTCCTGATTGTCTTTAACGCTTCCTCTTTAGTGAATGACTTCATTCTTGAGTTTGCTTTTCTTCTTTCGTTGTAGTATTCTGTACGTGCTCTTGCTTTTTCGTTAGCAGGAACCGAAGACTTTCTTTCGATGATTTTATAGTACATGTAGGCCATCAAAGCTTCTTCTACATAAACGTGAACGTCTGGGTTCTTAGACCTAGCCTCGTCAGCTACATACTCGATTACAACCTCGCTAAAAGACTGAGATCCTCCAAGCTCAATTCTGTTCTGGTCAAAGTTTACTCTAAACTGGCCGTAATACTGTCCCCCTCCGACTCCGTAAATGGCTCCCGCGCCTCCGTACACGTAGTTCCTGAATACGCTTGAATTAAGCCCCTGTGAGACATCATCCTGGCTTCCAGGGGATCCACCCCCAGTGGCTGTCTTTGAGTCTATTCTGTCGTGTATTCCGTCACTATCATCATCCGCCGCCTCAGCCTGGGTTCCTACCTTAACGCCTAAGTGGTTAGAATAAGCTTGAGATTGATTAATGTTTTTGTTCTCACCCAACACGTAAACAATTCCATCGGCTCCGACCACACCCACCTTACTCCAATCCACGTAATCGTCTGGAAGCTCAACGGTATTGTTAGCCGTGTTAACCGACAGCTTTAAAGACTTAATCTTTCGGGACATATCAAACCCAATCTCTCTTAGCCCTCTAAGGGCGTGAGTTCGAATCTGAGTGTCAGAAGCTTGGTTAGCGAAGTCATCCTCACCCATCGTGATTATGAAGTCGCTAATAACTTGCGATAAGGGTACTGTATTTCTAGCCATCAGAATGTCTCAGCTTGTTTTCTTGTTTGCATCTCCTGACCCGTGTAGGCCACGATCTGTTGGTCTCTAAGGTTAAGACCTATCATCTTTCCGATTTCATAAACGAGATCAGAAGTGTAGTGAGAGGGAAGGTCAAAGTCAACCAAGCCAACGCCAGAGGCGTTTACAGACGGCATATCAGTTGTTCTAGCTCCAGTAGTCTTGCTTCTTCCTTCTGGTTGCTTGTAGTACCTAACGTCAATCTTTCTTATAGATGTAGGAAAAATCTGAATATCTTCAGAAATTAATGCGACTGGAAAGTCCTCTGTAGGTGCGCTAAGGTTATTCAGTAAAATTCTTTCAATCTTTTCCTCGTCATAGCAAACCTCTACTGGAACCTTAGTAGAAATATCAAGCAAGGATATCTCCAGCGGTATATATACCCACGATCCTAGCGAGGTCGTCAGGCTTAGTAAACCCGTCTCCCGACTTAGACAGTGTTAACTTCTTAGAAAAGAAAGCCAGATCTTCTTGTACTCTTTTAGTTCTTGACTTGTCTCGTCCTGGGTTGAACCCAGCCTTAGACATCCTCATTGAATCTTTGAGCTCGTCAAACAATGAGTTGAATATATTTAGTTGGGCAATCTCGGCAAAGCGAGAAAATTCTGAGTCGCTAATAAAGCCCTGCTGATCCTTATTTGTAAGGTTCTTCAAGGTGTCATAAACAACTGTTGAGCTAGCCCCGTATGCTTGTGCCATGAGACAAATATACGAAAAAGAAAAAGCCCCCTTTCGGAGGCTCTTTCGCGTATATAATAGATTCCCTTAGGTTAGCTGACGCTCAATCTCGTTAAGGACTACAGAACCTGTCTCGGTCATGCAATACCTAACAAAGATGTCAGCTGGGTCCTTACCTTCTGGAACGGCGATAATATGTTTGTTTGTGTCCGTCCATACGATGTGACCACCTTTATGAGAAATTAGATTATACTTCATAGCCTTCTTGACCTTAGCCTTAGTCTCAATGACTGGGTTGTCGAAAGCTTCGATAAATGATTTAGGGTTCTTTTTAGCAAAGACCAGGAGGTCGTGTCTTACTTCATCAACCATCCGATCTGTGTTGATCGCAAAGGCTGTTGCTACTGACATGATTTCGTCGATTGACTTGTTACGGACCAAATTAACAGCGTCTGCATACAAGAAGTCTGCGGCTAGCTCTTTTTTTGCTAGTTCTGCATGGTCTACTCTTCTAAAAATAGACCCCCCATTGACCTGATTGTCTGGGTGAAGATCAAGAAATTTCTTTAGGTTTTGATTTTGTTCACCAACAAATAACCTACCCTCTCTAAACACCACGCTTCCTTTTGGTGAGCTGTCATTTTGTTCGTCCTTCATTATGCTAGGCTCATTAGGGCAATACCTTAACGAAACCTGTTTTTTGGTTTTTTTGTCAAAGTGCATAACCTCTGACCTGTTGAGCATGTATACAATCCCTGCCCTCCCGATGATTTCGTATTCAGACGGGATCTTAATCCCATTGTCAAACTTAGATAAGTCTACCTTTTTTTCTGCAATAATTGCAGGTTCCGCCGCTTTTGCTGGGCGTCCGCGTTTAGCTGTATTAGCCATTTTTTTTGATTTTAAATTAAATTAAGAAGAGTATAGAAAGGAGGAGCCGAATTGCCCCTCCCTCTATACAGATTATATCACTTGAACAAGAAGTGCTGGTTTGCACCTCGAACGCACAAGTTACACTCAGAACGGTAGTTGAACTTAGCCAAGTCCTCTCCGCCAGTGTTGTAGCCGAGTACTCCGCCACCTTCTACCCAGTGCTCCATCTCTCTGCTGTAGTTGCCAGCAGACTTGTAGTTCATCTCCAGCGAGTGGTGAGAGTTACCAGTCTTAGCGTCTACGATTACAGACAAAGGAATCAAAGCACCTTTTACGTCAGAAGCACCGCCCATTGTTGGGTCGTTCAACAACTTCCAGTCATGCTTGTGGAAAGTGTACCCACCACGAGTAAATGACTTAAAGCCCATAGCGATAGCCATGTCTTTATTGTTGTTAAACGCACCGAATCCAGCAGCAGCTCCGATACCGCCTCCTCCCATTCCAGCAGCAGCGATTTGATTGTCGCAAGCGATAGACAAGGCTCTGTTTAGGTACAAAGCATTTTCAGCTGGAGCACCTTGCTTGTCAATCTCTACGATAATTGCGTCGAAGCTTTCAGTTGCATCGAAAGCAGCCTCAAAAGGATTTGTAGCAGTTCCACCACGGGCGGCAACAGCAGCTACGTATCCTTCAGATCCTGGCGATCCTCCGCCATATGCAGGTGGAGTGGCGTTAGTTGAGTTCTTCTCACCGAAGACCAACATGCCCTCACGCATATTCATGAACTTGCGACGAGCGTCGAGCTCACCCTTCAAGTACCACATGTTCTGACCGCCTACGTTTACCCAACCGATGTTAGAAGCTTGAGATCCACTTACATGGAAGCTCTCTTTTACAATAGTGAATGGGTTTGCATAGCGAGTCAATCTAGGCTGAAAAGGCTTAGCTGGTTGATCCGTTCCCTGAGGGTAAGCATTACCAATAATGGTGTGGTCTCCAGCAGCAGCAGTAGCAGCCGCTCCAGTTGACATGTCCACAAAGGAGACCGCGCCATCTGAGGTGGCAGCTGATGTAACCAAGAGTCTAGCAGAACCCTTAAGCAAAACATCATACTGTCGAAGAGCGTTATCCTCATCGGTCATGGCAACCCCATCCATGTGTGTTACTACATTGGCAGTGGTGAGCGTAACCGTTCGGCCTAAGCGACCTTCTTCATACCAAATTGTTTCGTCCGAAGAACCAACGTTCTTCTTAGCTCCAATTACTTCTACGAGACCGCTTAAGCCTTGGTCTCCATAGGCTGAGACGTAGATATCTCTAACGTCGTCTTTTGTTCCGTCTACTAGGTCTCCGAGTGAGACATAGGTTTGTGGCGACTGGTCGTATCCCAAAGGACCTTTACCAGCAGCAGCTGTTGAGTCAATAGCGTTAGCCATAATATATAGTTATCTAATTTTTAAAACATGCCTCCGTTTGGCTTCAGAATTTGTCTGAGCTGTTGGGCGAGGTTGTCCCCATCTGGTTGTGATGGTTGATTAGGTGATGTAGGTGAAACATTTGCGGCTTTTTCCACAACGCCTCGCTGTCCATCCGACAAGCCTTGACTGTACACATTGCTAACAATGCTTTCTACATTGTCGATTACAGCTCTGTGCATGTTAAGCATGTCATAATCCCAAACACCATCGTCATTAATATATGGATCAAAAAACTCGTCTAAACGAGCGTTCTTATCCGCTAACTGACCTTTGTACTCTGAAGTAAGACCGAACGTAAATGTTTTGTCATTTCCAAGATTGAATTCAATCCCTTCCATTGCATCTAGTTCAGACTTCATTCCAGAAATCCAATTGTCATCAATGATGGAGCTGTTATCGTTCTCCTGCGTTACTGGGGCTTGATACTCTGATCTAAGAGCTTCAATGCCTTTTCTAGCTTCCTCCGAGTCTAGCTTCATCTGGAGCTTAGAAAGTGTAACCTCTTGCTCTGTGTTTAAATCAGGGTCGAGTTTATACTTGCTAGACACTAGAACCTGAATTTCTTGCTGAGATAAGGTTTGGATAGTCCGATGCCATTTTTACCTGGATCGCAGTCATGTCATCCATTTCGGATGGGTTCATGGACTGATAAACAAACCAATCTCTAGGGTCTCTTCCTGTCTTTTCGACAAAATCTGAGATTACAGAAATCCTTTCGTCTAGAGCCTTTTGCTCCGTCTGTTGTGCCTGAAAGTCATCAATAGACTTAATCTCCCTACCAAGCCTTTCGCTTAGGTAATTGAAGACCGCCCCTTCGAGTTCTTCCTGACTATATTGATCTTGAGATGCAGATTGATCGGGCTGCACCTCATTCACGTTTTCTTGTTGTGGCTCTTGCGTCTCTTCCTGAACGATAGGCTGTTGTGCTTGCGCTACCTCTTCGTCTGAAACAAACGTAAATGAACTCTCTTCTGTTTGCGGCGTAGATTCAACCGTTGTTGTCTCCTGCTGCTCTACCTGAGGCTCTTGAGCTTCAATGTTATTTTCCTCCATTAGAATTTAATTTAAGTGCAAATATATAAACTATTTATTAGTAGTCATTTAGACTTCCAAGAAACTCGTTTAGTGCTTTTTTTAGACCTCATGCCCTTTGAGGTACACTGAGACAGCGTAGGGCGACAAGCAGGGTAGCCTGTTCCTCTCTTTGATCCAGCCTTCTTTCTTCCACACGGGACGAACTTACCAGATCTTTTGGAGGCTTTACAGTCAACCCAGCCCTTTCCTTTGTTTCGGCTGAACCACTTCTTTAGACCCTCCTTCTTCATTTCTTTTTGGACTTTTTGCCCCAGCTGCTTGCACCTACTTTTCGGCACTTAACTAGAGCTCCAGACGCATACGCAGAGGGCCAAACCCTGTAGCGTGACTTAACCTTGTGGTAGCAGGCATCCTTTACAGACCCTCCCTTCTTATACTTCTTTACCTGCATCAGCAGCGCCATTTACGAAGGGCTAGAGCCTTTCTTGTTGGTTTTCCATTAGGCTTCTTCATAGGGCCTTTTACCCCCTTCATTCTAGCGCAAAAAGATCTTCGCCTTCCAGCTCTCTTCCCCTTAGGGTTGGCCTCGGTGACGGCCATCTTAAGCTTACTGCCAGTTTCTCTGTTGTATTTAGCAATGCCAGCACGAGTAAGCCCTCCAGAACGGGACTTGTGCTTACCCATCTTAAGACTAACTCTTTTCTTCTTCTTTACCTTAGGCATAAAGCAAAGATAATAAAAATAGGATAAGGCTTTTTAAGGCATCAAAGACGCTATCAGTGCTTTATCTGATTCTGATAGAACTCCTTGCTGTTGAATAATTTCTGCTTCATCATCTGAAATAACGCCATTGTTATCATAGGATGTAATCATTGCCAATTTTACCTGCAAACTGTAATCGCCGTCGACTATGTGTTGGATAACTAAATCCTCACCTAACAGATCCACAACTGCTTTTATCTTGTTCATTATCCAACGTTTAAGTTACTATTACCTGCGTTATTATTGGTAAGACTCATTGGCCCAACGTGTGCCATTTCAGTGTAGTTTACTCCATCATTTGACCCTTCAAACAATAAATAAAAAGCGTACAGCACGTTCAAGTTCATGCTCTTAATAATTGGAGGGGTGCTATAGGTTCCTGGCTCAAATTCAATTTGAAGGTATTTTGGAGTACCGCTTATGCCCCAAAATCTCGTATAAGCACTGCTGTCAAAAGCATTGTACTTATAATTGGTTGAATACACAGCTGACGAGGTTAAAGCGATACCCGTTTGACTTGTGTTAGAACTAAGGTTTGTGGTTGGGTGATTTGTTCCTGTTTGACCCGCCCCCTCATACAAAGACCAGTCTCTTATAGCCAACCATGAAGTACCTGATTGCCCTTTGCTGGCGTTCGTGTTGGTCAAGCGGATATATCTATAAGCAGCGAAAGACGGCGTATAGGTCAATGTTAGTGCTGCACTTTGTACGTTATCCCCAAACTCCTGAGCCTTGACTGTTACGGTGCGTTCTGCTGTGCTTGTGCTTGTATCGCTAAAGGTCATGACTGGCCCCAATGAATCATCGCCATTGTCCATAGAGTGATTTACATCTGCATCAGCAACGATTTCCGTACCGCCAATTGACACGGATACTGAATAATTAGGGTTTGTATAGCTAGAGTGATTACTAATTATGACTGAACCCTGCCCAAAACCGAAGGAGATTGAAGCCGTCGGTGTGGTTGTAGTTGTACCACCACCACTGCTTCCCTTCTCAATACCGTTTATCTTAGATATACTAGCCATTTCTGTTCCGTTGTATTTTAATACTGTTGACATATCATGAACCTATCTCTAAGTAAGTCGCCTCAGGATTAAAGTACATCACAGATGTTGTTACCGAATGGCCCATGACTCTCTTGAATTGACCTTGACCTGGAGACGTATTTGTGATTTGAGCTTGAGTTCCTAAAAAACATTGTTGTGCGGCGGTTAAAGTAGTACCCGTGTTTACATACCCTTTAAGTAAAAAAACCAGCATCCTCAGTGCTACCTAAAGCCATGCCAAGAAAGGCTTTGTTACCAGCCTCTACATTGCTCGCTGCAAACTCCCAGCTACTACCGTCATAATAGTAAACCCTTCCAGCTGTGGTTCCTGCGCCTGAGTCAATTCCAAAATAAGTAACTATAGAGCCGTGGCCGTGGTCGCCAGCACTGCTAAGCCCAGTATTCTGTGCTGTTATGTCTGTGGCTAAAAATGTGCCACAACTAAGGCTTAGGGTTCCAGCGTCTACCGATACTCCAGACAGCAATGTCTTCTTGGCGGTGTTTCCTACATGGGTGTTTCCAGAACCATCACACTTAATTAGCTCTCTACTTGTACCACCATCATCGACCCCTCTAATGGCGTTGTTGTTTGTGGTTAGCGATAGAAATTGGCCTACAAACACACGATTGGCAGCGGTAAGGTGGTTGCCGTCAAATGTAAGGTTAGACTCGCCATCTATATTGCCATCACTGTCGCCCGCTGTAAGGACTCTGTTTTCCGCGTAGTTATCTATACTAACACTTCCACTCCCAGACGGCGTGTCGATCCAGGATAGATCACCAGTGGCGTTAGCCTCAAGTATTCTGTTTGCTGAGCCTGGGGCTGAAGTAGGAAGCGTAATGGTGTAGCTGGAATGGACTTCAGACTTAGGTTTTAAGTCTATATACTGTGCGTTATCCCCGTCGCTTAACCTAATCCCGTTGGCCGATCTAGAGTCAAAAACCCCATTGACGTTATCAAACTGATAGCTTACTGTGTTTGAAGAGCTTGCAAACTGTACAATACCCCCCTTTAGTCCAAGCCTACTGGTGTCTCCGTTAAGATCATAAGTCCTAGGAGATCCAGCCTGAGTTAGATTGCCAGAACCAAGATTTACAGTTACCGCATCACCCTCTAGTAATATTTTTTTCCATTCGGCCACCTATACTTATGCTTTTTGAAGTTTGGAATCTTCTTTTTGCTGAAGTTTTTGAAGCCTTTCGAACTCCTTCTCTAGCTTCCCCATAAGAGAAACAATAGTACCAGCGTCTGAAGCCTTGATGTTTGCCTGCTTTGTTACTTCAGCTAAGAAGTACACTTCTGAGATGTCTAATTTCATTTGAATTTAATTAAAGGTTTGAAATTACTTAGCCTTCAGTTGATTCTGAAGTTTATTTACTACGTCTGCCAACAAAAGTACATCTTTTCCTTCAAAACTACAATCATGTAGTGTCTTTAAAATAAACGTAAGCTCTTGTTGGGTCAAGGTGTCAGTGGTAATACCACCAGCAGCCTTGCCCTTGTTCAAGATTCCCAATTAGTATCAGCTATCAACGTAAACAAACATTGACTTAGAGGTCGATGCGTAATACATAGAGCCAACGCCTGCAACTGGAGCTGCGGTTGGGTCGCCTGCTGCTGAGGTTTGTACCATGATCCTTCCCGCTGTAGTTGAGGTTCCTCTTTTTCTTAGAGACCAACCAGCAAGGTGAGCATTATTACTCCAGAAGACGTGAGGATCTTGAGTTGTATCCCCAGTCATAACCTCAATACCACCATCATTACCGTTCGCGGCGGTTGGGCTACTCGTGTTGTTGAGTTGAATCAAGTGATCCTCGACCCGCAGGTTAGTGGTGTCAATAGTGGTGAGTGTGCCGTTTACATCCAAACCTCCGTTTATAACGGCCCCGCCTGTTACAGTGAGAGCACCCGCAACGGTAACGTCGTCTGGAAGACCAACAGTAACTGTCGTTCCTGAAACCGAGGTTTCGATTTCGTTTGCAGTACCAGCAATAGTCAGTGATTCAGAATCAAGGTCAACAGCACCTGTTGTTCCTCCATCGCCTGCAAGATCAAGGTCTTGAGCTGTTACTTGAGTCGCAACGTAATCAATTACAGCGGCGTTAGTAGGAAGGTGGCTGTCGTCGTCAGAGTTTGCGATTCCCTCTGACTCTATGGTGACGGCAGCAGGAGCGAGCTTAGCAAAAGTAACGGCAGCAGTATCAATTTTGGCTGTTGTTACAGCACTGGCTGCAAGCTCGGCGGTGTCAATCTCTCCATCCGTAACGGCAAAGGTTACGGCGTCGCCTGCGGGGGTCGTAACAATGGTGATTGCATTTCCAGCAACAAAGGTCAAGGTGTCCGAAGTAGCGTCTGCGACGACGTCGGTCTGGCCCGAAACAGCAATAGTTGAAAAGGCGTCCTGGTTAGGCTCACCAGAGTTGGTAGACCAAGCAATAGTATCGGTGCTAGCTGTATACGTCAGCACTCCGTCATTCGATCCGCCGCCATCAAGGGCAGAAACCGTATTAAGGGCGTTAGCAACGAGAACGGAACCTTTAGGGGCTGCCGTGATGCCAGTACCACCGTCTCCGACAGCAAGTGTACCAGTGATTGCACTTGCTGCGAGATCTACGGCTACCTCTGCCGACTCGATAACAAGACCTCCATTGGCCTTTAAGTCTGCCGAGACAACACCTTCGGACGAGACCTCAATACCGTCACCTCCAGTGGCGTTATTAGCATCGCCCTCTAAAAGGATTTTTTTCCATTCAGCCATGATATATTTTTTTGATTTCTAAATATTTCAACAAATATACAACGTTTTTATTATGTCACCCCGAAGTACAGGTTGTCATCCGTGTCAGCATACATACCCCCCTCAAAAGCGTCAGGGGGTGAAGCTGGATCAAACTGCTTAAACTCTACAAGACCGTCCAAATTAATCTTTCCAGTACCTGTTGGAGTAAATTGGATGTCAGAGCCACTATTGGAGTTTACTATGGATCTTGTCGTCCCGTCGTAAAATACGTCGAGGTTCCCGCCAAGCTGTGGGGATGCATCTTCATGGACGTTTTCTATACCAGAGCCTGTACCCCCTCCTATTTCCGTCCAATTGCTAGTGGTTGACCATCCGCCACCGTTATACACGTATGGGGTGCTACCAACTATAGCTAAGTACCCAGTCACCTGAAGACCCGCAGCTAGGTTATTCCTGTCCGAAATAGAGGAGAAAAAACCAAATCCCACGACCTGATTACCCGTTGCGTTTACAATAGGTGCGTTAGGGTTATTGTGCGATACTGGTCCTGGAAAAATTGGCATTAGAAGTCTACTTTTAATGTCTGACCAACAGCAAAAGCATCATCGTATGTGCTTCTGTAGAATCGGTAGGACGTTGTTACACCATACTCGTTTGTTAAATTATAATTTACTGGTGATTCAAAGTCACTAAGAACATCAGTAACCCCCTGAAGAAGTATCTGGTTTGGAGTCCCCCAAGCGTTAGGGTATGCAATCCAAGTATACTTGCCTTGAGTGTCCATGCCTGCGTCTCCACTTGTTTGAAAATCTCCTTGAGCCACGAGGCTATTAAGAGGAGCCGTAAGTTGAGCCCATAAGGTAGCAGCCTCGCCGTCCGACGTTATAGCGGTGGACGTACTTGAACCTATTCTAACCCTGAAGTACCACCTAAAATTCATGCTACCACTGGTGATCGTGTTGTTGGTTCCGCTTCCATCGTCAATAGCGGTTACCTTGTAAGACCTTGTGGACTGAGACGTTAGGTCTCTAGTTATAGTAGTAGATAAAGTTTTAGCTGCGTTGTCGTCAGAAAACCCACTTTCAAGAACACTATTGTTTTCATAAAACACAACAGATGTGTCCGCAGTTTGTGTGTTGTCTCCGATGTTATAATCAAATCCCTGTATCTTAATTCCCCTACCAACCTCAACTGTTTCTCCGTTTGTGTCATTTACAAATGAAGCATATGATCCGTCGGTGTTCTCAAGAGCTCTACTTACGTTTTGAAGGGATATGCTCGTTATATTGTACTTCTCTAGAATGTCTCTAACCACAGCTTCAAGAGACGTTCCAGAAGCTATAGGGCTGCTCATGTGAGCAAACGCAGCGTCGTTATTAGTAATGGTTATGGCGGAAGTGAGCACTGGGTTTCCACCGTCAGCCCCATCAGCTCCAGCAGCCCCATCAGCTCCAGCAGGACCTGTAGGACCAGTAGGACCCGCAGGTCCCTGATCGCCCTGAGCGCCCGCCGCTCCGTCAGCTCCAGCCGCTCCGTCAGCGCCAGCAGGCCCTTGATCACCTTGCGGTCCTTGAGCGCCAGTAGGCCCTTGAGGGCCAGTTGCCCCAGCAGGTCCAGCGCCAATAGCTCCAGCTACAGAAACGTTATTATTTGCAGCCTGATTTAAAACTACGACCTTAGTGTCGGTACCTCCTTTTACGACAGATACTTTAATGATATCTCCGTTCTCACTAGATATCTTTATGCTTTTTGGTTGTTCTACACTTATCGGCATAATAGTATCTTAAGCTGCTGTTTCTGACACGTCTTCAATAACTCTTACCGTTCCGTAGATTAAAGTAGTTACAACTGCTCCTGACTTCTGTTCGATATCATAAGCATAGAGTCCAGATGGCATCGTCTTCATTGTGGTCGCGGCCAAGGTGAGATCAATATACTTTGCGGTAACGTCGTCAGAATCTGCCGTTACTGTAATCACAAATTCTACAACAGGGTCGGAGGTGTTTGCGACTGGGTTGCCCGTGTCGGAATTTCTAACCTCCATCAAAAAAACATCTCCAGCGGTAAAACCAACAGTATCGTCAGCATTGGTTATATTAAGTCTCAAGGAAAAGGTATCACCCTTCCTGCAAGTGATGTCAACCCTTTCAGATGTATCTAAGTTTATTTTTGTAGCCATCTTATTCGTTGATTATTTGTGGTGTTTCATCCCCTTGTCTTTGAGCTATGAGCTTGCTTTGCTCGGCAGACTGCTTTTTAACTCTATCGTCTTTGCGGTCCTCTTTAAGGACTTCAAGTTTTTCTTTGAAGTTTTCGTCAGTCTCTTTGAAGCCAAGGGTAGCTTGAGCTTTAATAATTTCAATCTCTTTCCTAAACCCGTGCTTTACCTCTTCTAGTTGAGCCTCCAGCTGAGTCTTAAGCTGCATCTCTTGCGCTTTTAGCTGAGCTTCCATTTGCATCTCTTGCTGCCTAGCCTGAGAAGCAGACTGTGCTGACTGCTGTTGAACCTGAGCTTGCTGCTGGGAGTTCTGCTGAGCCATCTGCTGGTTGCTAGCCATTCGCTTCTTCCTTCTAACGATCAAAAGCCTCTCAGCCTGGTTTACGTCCCTAAGCTGTCGTATAGCAAGGGCATCCTCAAGGTCTATCTCTTTTTGAGACAAGGCTATCTGTATGTTCTGCTCCAAGAACTGTCTCTCGTTCTCTTCCATCTCTTTTACAACCTTTACGCCGAAGTTAAACATCGACAGGTTTCTGAAGGAAGACAACACTTTCATGTTCTCCTTACCAACAGCGTTTTCATACATAGAGTATAGAATAGAGTCTGGATGAATAACCTGCAAGCACTTTACCACATCGCTACAAACTTTCTTGTACAAAACCATAGAGGAGTTCGTGATGTCATATATAGCGTTGTTTGCAGCAGCAAGAGCTTGTTGCCTAACTCCCACCAGGGCGTCTCCTTTAGGTGAAGAGGCGTCCATCACCTCGTTGATTCCCGTGGAGTCTCTGATCATCCTGAGGTAGTGGTTATACAAACCAGTTAACTCGTTAATGTTACGGATGCTGTTGCCGATCTCTCGAATAGGAGGGTTTTGAAAACCTCCTTCTGGGTTCTTGCTTCTATAGTAGAACACACCAGTCTGCTCGTATATGTCGTGCAGCTCAAGCGGCTGAAGTTCTCCGCCCTTTCCTAACTGTACGTTTTCCAGTCCCTCAATATCAATGATGATACCGTCTGGTTTTGCCTTCGCTACAGCCTGTTGAATCTTTAAGTGAGTAAGCTGAAGTTGATCGGCGAACCCGATGCAGCTATCCACCATAGACTTAGGCATCATGTCCATCATGTTCGTAGCACAAACAGAATAAGACAAAGATGCTTTTGTTATGTCGTGAATGTTTTTTGGTATGTTGGTCTTCTTTCCATAACCAAAGACCATATCACAACCAAGGATGTAGTATCCACCGTAAACACATGTGTTGTCTAACCTCACAGAGTCTCTGTTGAAAACAGAGTTTTGTGGTTGACTATAGTTGTTTCCCTTGTCGTAAAACCCTACATTTCCGTACTGGTTTTCTTTTGACTCGTAATAGGTTGAATCTACCGAGAGAAACTCAAATTCAAGCACCTTTACAGTGTGCTCTTCCGTGTCCATACCAGGTCTATTTGAAGTCTTGTTATACAGCCCAGATGTATTGTTCTTCTGACCAGAACTAGCCACCTTCTTGTAATCCTCTTCGGTTAGCTCATTACCAGCAATTCTTTTAAGCTCAGCAATAGGCATTGTTTTTACATGACCAGCATAAGTCATGTCTCCGAAAGAAGGGTCTTCTGTGTAGCTGTGGATAAAGTCAGACGGATCAACGTATTCGGTTTTGATTCCGTAGCTAGGGTCGTTAGTTCTTTTAACAACAGCCATACCAAGTATGGTCATGTCGTTCACGCACCTTCTAAAAACAGAATCATTAAAGTCGTTCCACTCCAGGGTTAAGTTAGTGGCTATCTGAGCGGCGATTTCTGAAGAAGCCTTAACGTTGGTACCCATGAATATTTCAGCCTCCTCAAGGGTTTCTGGAATAGATTCGGGATCTCCAGCTACCTCAACTCCAAGCTTGCTTTTAATACCCTGAAGAGCAGCCTTGGATTTTACAGCAAATTCAATCTTCTTCTTCTCTAAATCCTTTTCCGAAGTAGATAGAGGGTCGATAGCCTCCAGGTTTGGGTAAGGAGACAAAGAAAGAATCTTGTTTACTACAATACGGACAAACTTGGGAAGGATTGGAACTGGGGTAAAGTCCAGGTTCAGCATACTTCCGTCGCCGTTATTAGGGTCAAGAGACGTAAGCAAGGATCTGTATATGGCCGTGTCTTGGGTTCCGTTAGCGTACTTCCTGTTCTTCTCGAAAGTTCGGTTCCTGTTCTTGTAGGTGGACCCGTCCTGATCCATTTTACCCCACTGCTGATATATAGCCTTAGCGTATCCTAGTCCGTACTTCTTTCCTCCTTTTTCTTCTGGAGGGCTAAGCGGATTAGGAAAGCCTGATTTTTTGTTGTTGATGTTCATTTGCAATGAGTCGAGTTCTTATAACTCAATGCAAATATAGTAAAACTAGGAGTGCCACACTTTAGGCTTGAAAGTCCTTATAAACTGCTTGTTTGTGAAATTAGATTGCTTCTTTTCTTGCTTTACTTTTTGAGCAGCTAAAAGAGCGAGGCCAGAGCTTATAGTAAGGTCAAACTTAGTCCTGTTGTCTATCTTGTAGCCAATCCAGTCTTCTAGGGTTTTGTTAAAGTACATGTTCCCGAACTCATTAGACTCTGGTTTGATGCCTACGTGGTTATGTATATAAGCCTCAATAGCTTGCGCGTGAGACTGTATAACGTCCTGGGAGTTAGATGGTATGCCCTTTGTTCTCACGTTCTTGGACGATCCTGGAACCTTTAGGAAGTCAGGACGGTCCATTAAGTACCCGTCGTAACCCCTTGATTCAAAGTACCTTACGATACCGTACTTATTGTTCTCTACAAGTAAAGGGTATCCATAAAAGAAAGCACACATCAAAACGTCCTCATAGAAAATACTGGCCAGGTCTGGGCGAGAAGCGTATTCCGCAACGAACATGTTGGCAGGGCCTTCCATATTGAACTTGTTGTACATGTGTAAAGCGCCCTTAGATCCTCTGCCGTCAACCGTCGAATCCAGATCGTAGGAGTCAACACCTCCGCAGCCTATGTGTCCGTTTGGAGCAACCTTCTTGCCTCCTTCTTCTTTCTTTACGTTCTTGTTTTTAGGCATCCAGGAAACCCTAAACCTGCCGTTTGGGTCAGGGGAAAAAGCCACCTCCTCGTCTTTTTTAACCCACACAAAGTTACCTTTCACTACAGGGTTAGGAAACAAGTCGTCGTTGTATTCTATCTGCTGGTAAATCTTACCCAGGTTAAAGAGGCTGCCCTGAATGCTATCTCTAAACGCTTCATCCTCGGTAAACGGAAACTGACGAACTATTTCGTTTAGTTCGGAGGGGTCGTCCTTAAAGGACTGGCGATCATTCTTCAAATATCGCTTACTACCCTCTTCGATAGGATCACCATCTATACCTTGGATGTTTTGGAGAGGATCGTCAACAATAGAGTTTCCGTATACATCGAAAAAACCTTCAAGCGCATCATAAGCTGGGATGAATATCCTGTATAGCCCAGACCTGGTTCGTCCGTTATTATTTCTTTCAGTAGGCTTTGAGTCTTTCCACAACTCCCTGTACTCACTACCTCCCTTGTTCATAGGGTTTACTGTAGACCCAACAAGGGCCTTGCCTACGATCCTCTTACCCACTATAAGGCAGGTTCTTTCTATCCTCCAAGCCTCTCTAATATCTGTGGGCTTTTCCCATTTACCAGCCTCATCAAGATATAGCATGTGAAGCTTCTCTCCGTCATAAGCGTTGTTAGTGGTGTTCTTCCAGTTTATAACCGTATTAAGAGCATCGCCCCTGTGGGACGTTTTGTTGTTCTTGGTTATACGCTTGGAAGGCTCACGGAATGCCAGCTCCATACGAGGGTTTGTGGTACCGTCCTGGATAGGCTTAAAAAAGAATGGGTAGCTGCGAAAGATCGCAACCACCTTCTTCATGAAAATATTCTCCTGCGAGTCTTTACCAGTTTTCGACTGTATGCCAAGAAGCTTCTCTTTAACTTGACTAGCTTCATCCACCAGAACAGCAGAGCATATGTTAGTGTAGCCAGAACGACGACACTTAGTATAAAGCTGACCGAAACAACGAGGGTCAACTTCACAAGCAGCCATGTGCGTAAAGATGTCTTTTTGGAAAGAGAGGTATGATGGATATCCGACATCAATTTTAGACCATTGTAGAAACATATAGTGTCTCCCTGTAATATACGTAGGTTTCCCATTATTGTAAAACCATACACCGTCGCGCCTACGCTGAAACTCTTGTTCGATGTAAGAACGAAACTTGTTGCGAAACTCGGCAGGTTTTTCGAACCACTCATCCATACTGCGTATCCTTTGCATCTCCTCTGGCATAGGTGAGCGTTTCCACATTTGCAACCTCTTTGGCTGATCATGGAAGAGAATTTTCGATTTGGTCGGTTTCTTTGGAAGGACCACGAGTAGCCCGTGGAGCTCGATAACTTCTCCTTCTGTACCGTTAGGGTCGATCTTAATCCCTTTAGTTTCATACCCTTTTATGTCGATTAAAGCAGACATTAATAGCTCTGTCCGTGTGCGTCCATTCTGCCCAACGAAGGTACGCCTTTTTTAGGGTTTTTAATCTCCATTTGTTCGCCGCATTCGCATTGGCCTTCGGGGTAGTAAACACTACCGTCCTTGAACTTCATGGTTAAACTCCTTACGGATTTCTCTGCTTTACATTTTTTGCAAATTAAGTCTGGCATGTTATTTAATTTTATTGTACCCCCGCTAGGACTCGAACCTAGGACCCACAGCTTAGAAGGCTGTTGCTCTATCCAGCTGAGCTACGAGGGCGTGTAGTTTATGTTTATGTGACCGCTTGTAACTGACTGATTTTTAAAATCATAGTCATCCCAATAGACAAGTCCGCTGGGGTTACTTAGAGAACCTTTCTGCGAATCCTCCTGAGTAGTCTTTGTCTTTTTCGATTTCTCCATTGTCGTTTAGTTCTTTAACCATTTGTTCTAGCCTCTGGCGCTCCACCAAAAGCTCTTTACAGTCGATGGCAGTTTGCTTTATGGATTGGAGCTCGGCCTTACGCGCGGATCCTCCAGCCTCAGGATCGACAGGCTTTTTTACCTCTTCGATCATGTTGTCGATAGCAACCTCCATGCTATTCATTAGCCTTTTGGCCGCCGATATAGTAGTGAATTCAAGCTTCGACATAGTATATATCGTCTAGTCTTGTCCTGTAGAACGTGTCTCCGTCGATCTTGAAGGAGTAGTCAGAGTCTTTCTTCACCCCAACTATATCTCCTTTCTTCACGCCTAAGTCTTTTAGCTTTTTATTTTCAAAAGCGACTTTAGCTGTTTTAACTTGAGGCTCCTTGAGTTTAACAATTTGTATGCTACTTGAAGAAGCTTCGGGCTTTTGCTCAACATGACTGAGAATTGACCAGGAAGAGAGAGCAGAGATTTTACCAGTCCTTTTAGACTTGTAAGCAAAAGCTTGAGAACTAACGGCATGGTCAGGATGATAATGAACAACAAAATGATTGTCGTCAACAGGAAGAGGCTGAGCGTCAGCCATAACAACGAGGTGATGAAAGTAAAGGGTGTCCCCTTCTTCAACGCCTGTTTCGTGTTTCGCAGGAACAGCAACAACTTCTCCTTCATTTACTCTGTTTTTAAATGGTTCAAATTTGGTGTCTATATAAAGCTTTAGGCCACCCTCTGTTTCTATCTCGTCTTCAAACTTTTTTTCGAGATAAACAATAAAGTTATTTAGACTTTTCATGTTAAAAGTTTAAGTCAAATTCAATTATGCACGGCATATCCTCCACGCTTTTCCATAGCATTGTAGATCCGTCGCGCTCTATATACACAAGATACCTTTTTATTGATTTCTTGAAAAGCAGCTCATCGTCTAAAACAATAGCAGACACCAGGCCATTCCCTGCTCTCATGCCTACATAATAAGCCATGCCTTCTTTCGGGTTTGGCCCGATAACAATCTTTCTAATAAGTCCTTCCATTAGTTCAGGGATATTCCTAAATCACCCAAGAGGCTGTCTAGTGAGTCGTCATCTGAATAAGCGGTATCCATAACCTGCTTCAATGTCTCTAGCTCATCCCTGTTCTCAAGGTTGAAGCTGTACATCGTCTTCATTTCTGCGCTGTCATCATCATCCTGAACGGCGTCGAAGTCTATAACTCCTACGACTATGGAGGCAAGGGTGCGGTCTTTCATTTCGAACTCATCAATCGTCTCTTCCATCTTCTTGACGAGAGAGTACATTTCGGCAAAGAAGAGGGTGTCCTTAGGGTTCATGATGTAAATTTGTTTGAGTCAAATATACGACACATTTTACATGCCTAGATCAACAGTTAGGAAAACAAGATTGTTTAGAGATGTTTCCATGCTTCCAGAAAAGTATGTGAAGCACAATTACTTAAAGCACATAAGGAGTGCTACAGACATATTTTTGGACGGAAGCGATCTAACCAGAAGCTACCTGTACTTTATGCTGTTTATATATGATCTTGAGTTCTTCACTATCTCCTGGGTGGCTAGCGAATATGGAATGAATAAGAAGAATCTAGCTGACAGGATGATATACCCGCTAGTGTCTATGGGGTATATATACAAACACTTCGACAGACTCACTCCTTCGTCAACGGCTGATGATCACTTGTTTCGTGATGAGACAAAATATAACTACAGAGTTCGTTATGCGCTATCACAGAAAGGAAGGCTAGCGGTGCAGCGTTTTTACAACACCTTATAGTACACGCCTTTTTCATCTCGGTAGGCTCTCTTGATCTGACATCTATTCCCTCCGCCCTCTTTGAATGACACATGTATCCAGGCAGGGTTTTCGTCATCACCGAACTCCCAGATCATTTGGTCCCACTCAAGGTTCTTCTTAATGAAGTCAAATATCTCTGAGTTGTTAACCCCCCCATACATATCGGCGTCTATATCAATAGCTTCCCCGATCATATGCTGAGAGTATTTACTCCCTCCAATCGCTTTGTTCAACTCCTTTGATCTAAACCCAGAGGTAACCCCGATGGGTACACCGAAGTGATCACGCACTGGCTGAAAGATATGGTCCGCTACAGCTTGGAGGTTATGTATAGTCCACTTATCTGGGGTGTTGTCTATCCCCTTTCGGGTCGCGGTGTTTGATTTCACCACCTCCTTTAACGTAAGGTTTTTGCTTAATTTCATTCTTCTGAGCCACCCAAGACGGGTTGATTCTTTTAATTCGAGGGTTGTGATAATATTTCTTCAATCTATGATTGAATATAGCAAAGTTAGAAAAAAAATTTGTGAGATCGAAAAGTTTGTCTTACCTTGAGATCAGCAAACCGAATTTACGAAACAATTTAAAACAGTTATTTGCTATGAACAATTCATTCTTTATCCCCGCTACACTGGTAGCAATCTTTTTCGCTGTGTCTGCAATCTGCATCCTCGATACAGCACCCCGTCCAACTGGCGATGTCGTCAAAAGCCAGGCTCAACTATTTGAGAACCACATTGTGGAGGGCATGATTGCCCGACAACAAGCTAAGCTAGACGCTATTAAAAAGAAGCTTTAATTACAGGCTGATCAGCTTGTAGGAAGAACCCTCTTTGAGTAGGGTCTTTATAAACCTCGGACATTACCATTGAGTTGATCGCACCGCGATTTTGATTCCTGGTAAATAGTTCGGGGTTTTTTTGTGCTAGTTCTTTCATGAACTCCATTGCATATGGATCTCTAGCATTTACTCCTGCCTCTTTCATGAGCTCAAACACCTTTGGTGTAGCATACATGTCTTTTCCGTCTTGTCTAAACCCTTGAGCGAAAGCATCTTTCGCGCCACCTATCGTTCTGTATCCAGCGTCTGGGTTCGTAGCGTCCTTTCTGGTATAAGCTCTTACGTTAGATGTGGTAGGTTCAAACATAATTGGCTGTGAAGAAGACTCCTCTCTAGGCTGTTCTTCTTTTCTTCCTCCCATAAGCATTCTGGCTAGGTCTTGTCTGATTGGTTGAGGGCCTCTTGATCTAACGGGCATCATGTTTTCACCTCGTGGGGATTCTTCTGGGGCTACTGGTTCACCAAGGCCAAGTGGTATCCCTTTTATCATGGTAGCTGAATTGTCCCTTCCTACGGTGAAACCTCGCTCCTCATCACCTCTAGCCACATCAGCATTAGAACCAGAAACCTCGCCGCCTCGTAGAAGGGCTAACAGTCTAAGAGATTCCTCAGGTGTTATGCCATCTTTTTCTGGATCTCCCTCAACTGGACCTCCTACAGCGTACTTTTTTACCATACCGCCAGCTCTATACTTATTGCAGCCTGCACATTTAGGCTTTCCGCAGCCACAACCGCCAGACTTGGATTTCGTTACCATCATATCGCAAATATAACTATATTTTTTTATCCAGGATAATAGCTATTGGAGTAGTACATACCCTGAGGCTGTTGGTACTGAGGGCCTCCAGAGTTCACTGCGCCCCCCAACGTTTGGATCAAAACCGTAGCTCAAGCTGAGAGTTATCCTCCATAGACACTTCAGGTAGTGCTATTGGTTCTGGTTTTAGGGTTTTATATATGTCCATACCCACATCTACTACAGGCTTAACTGTGTCTACCACCTTCTTTACCTTCTGAGCTCCCTGTAGGATCTTTGCACCCGTGCTCAACGCTGTCGTACCTGCCGTGGTTGCTGCCGTAGTACCAGCTCCAGCCACACCAGCCGCTCCAGGAGCTGCGCTTAAACCAGATAATAACCCACTTACAGCGGTAGTCCCTCCAGTTCCTGCGGCCCCAGCACCAGCAAATGCACCCAATGCACCTGCCGTAGCCACTGTTCCTACCGCTAAAGCAGTTCCAGCAGCTATGTTTCGGGTTCTTTTCTTGCCTAACTCGTCAAAATAGCGGTCAGCATTCTGTTCTTGGGCATTGTATTGCTTATACCCCTCGTATCCGTCTATAATCTGGTCTCCACGGCGCTTAGCTTTACGCTTAGCACGTCTATTGACACGATCCTGCTTGTTCTGAGCTCTTTTATACTGTCGAAAGTCCTTTCCTTCGAGATCCCCACCAGATAACTCAGCGGCTGCTTCGCGATCCCTCTCGTTTCCCACTCTATATTTTAATCTAGACATTTCTTTTAGATCCTTTTAGTCGTGATGCTTCTCTAATACCCCTGTTCTGGGAGGCTGTCATTACTCTCGCCTTTCCTTTCTTATGGTGTACGTCCTTGCCATCACCCTTTTTAACCTTACCCTTCTTAGCGAAGAGCCTACGTAGCTTATTTCTTAAAGCACGGCGCTTTTTTTGTTTACCAGACTTCTGGAACTTCTTGTATTCCTTCTTATAATTGCGCTTCTTGGCTTTCATAGGATCAAAGATACGATAATACAGTTTTTGCGCCTTTACAACTTAATTAGTTTGACTGACGCTCCGTAGCTACTGTTTTATTACTTACATAAGTAATCCTAAAGACAGCTTCGTAGGTTTAAAACATCTATGAAGCTTTATCGCTGAATAGCTTTGGCGAAGTTACAACTTTTTTCTTACAAAGTCAAGTCAGCAAAATGCTTTAGGTAAACCCTATAAGTCACTAAGTGACAGCTTCTTAACCCGTATATAGTGGTAGCGCGTTGATAACTCAGTTGATAAGCCACGTTCGAAAAAGGGGCCAGCAATACAGATCGTGGGGATTATATGTATCATGAGTTGGTTGGGGTATCACCCCAAAACCAGATGCTTAAACCCCGTAGGTATAATGCAAGGGGGTTTTTGCCAAGGATTCTGGCTTTTAACCACAGCTAGTAAGCTGTGTTTAAGTAGGATGACCACCTTTGGTAGGACTCAAACAGCAGTAAACGTAGTTTAAACAGCAATCAATCAGCTTGGAACAATCCCCCCTCTTAACCTCTGGTTAAGTATATACCTTCATTTATGAAGGTCCAGTGGCTTCGAGGAAAATCTCTCCAATGTGTATGAAATCCCTTTAGGGATCGCGTCATTGGTAGTCAACCCGTGAGTATTAGCAAGCTAATACCGTAGGTTGAATGGAGTAGAGATAGAGTATATGAAGAAGGAGTCTTATGACTTCTTCATTTACTCTTTATCTCTTAAGGTTGGTTTTGGAAGTCGACCATCCTTGAGGAACTCAAAATCTCTACCATGTCGAAGACATTAGAAAACAAATCAGCTATGCTGAAAGACCTCAAGAAAGCTGTAAACAGCTTTGTTTACTCTCCAACGGAGAGCAAGTTGGCAAACTGCCGACTCCAAGTTACTGAACTTGTTCAGTTCCTTCAGTCCATCGAAGTTCCGAAGGAAGAGGCTAAGAAGCCAAAGGCTTCTAAGTCAAAGTCCAAGTCCAAGCCGAAGGCTACTAAGAAGCCAAAGGCTTCGAAGTCGGAGTCTATGACTGTAAGTCATAAGGAGATTGCCGATGCTCTTGGCTTAAAAGCCAAGTCTCCAAAGCCGAAGGCTTCTAAGTCTTCGAAGAAGACGGGGCGGAAGGCTGAAATCGAAGCCCTTCTATCTTCTGGTAAGAAGATGAAGAGAGCAGAACGTTCCGTTCTGAACAAGGAGTTGTTTGCTCTGCAAACAGCAGAGAGACGCTCTTCGAAGAAGAGCAAGTCGAAGACTGTCCGTCGTCCTAAGAGGACGTCAGAAGCTGGTCTTGAGTTAACTCAAGCTAAGGACGGCATCGGAATTGGCAAAGCCAAAAAGACAAAAGCTGTTGCTCTTGACGGTAGTCAAGCTATGCCCTTCGAGCCTAGGAAGGAGGTTGAAGTTTCCGAACCAAAGGTTCGTAAGAAGGAGTTCATGAAAGTTACCCTCTTAGAGGGTGAGACTCCTCAGGAAGCGATGGCTCGACTCCGCTCTGCCGAGATCGAGGCTGCCCGCCTTGAAGCTGAAGCTTTGATTGCTGACACTGCTCCATTCTGATAACGTAGTTATCAATTCATTAGTTATTAAACCCTTTAAATCATAGATTTATGTCAATTTACTCTTTTATCTTCCCCCTTGGGGAATCAGAATTCCGCACCAAGATGTGCTTCGCTAGGCTTGTAGACGCTCAGACTTGGGCAGCAGGGCAACTCCTCAAAGATGGGAGTGAATGGTGTCTCCTCAAGGAGGTTCCTTCGAGCGACTACGTGTTCGACCCCGTGGAGGAGGCGCATCATGCTGTCCGCTGGACTGCGGATATGCCTCATTACGATACTCTCTTCATCGACTAACTACCCTAAAGGGTAAAAAAATAAATTTGGAATAACGGAAAGTCTGTTATATCTTTGCAATCGGCAATTCAGCCAAACTCAAAATCTCAATCCTATGCTCAACAGCACAGATACACAGCGCAAGAAAGCGCAAATGGCTTCGGCTCTCTTCAACGATGTTCAACTCCTTGGCTCTGCAATCACTTGCACGGCAGGCTTCGATGCCCTGTCCTGCGACGATCAGATGCGCCTTGAGGACTTAATCGGTGGTGAAAATGTATAATCATTTTCTTGAATTCTCCCTTGAGGAGATGGTAGATGCCTACGTCTACTTCAACTACATCCACGACTACGAAGGTTGTCAGCTTGTTGCTGATGCCTACGATGCTCACACTTCTTTAATTTTCAATTAATCTTTTTCAAATATGAATACAATGTTCTCAACCCACGCTATTCGCCTTGCCTATGGCAGAACCCTAATGGATGGCGGCTCATCCCTACTCACATCAGACGGCTACGACTTTGAAGTCCCTTATAAGGGCTTCATGGTGGGTGGTCTGTCAGGAGAAACCAAAATCCCTTTGGACATCTGCGATGCCAACACGTTCCACACCATCTGGCTCAAGTATGCAGTCGAAGTGCGCAAGCTAATCAAGGAGTCCAGACTTAGCGGAGTCTCATATGCCGTAGGCACTTGGGTTGACAATGACTGCATCGTCTTCGATGTGTCGGAGAAAGTTGCTACGTCTCGTTCTGCCTATGCTTTGTGTGTAGAGCGCAACGAAGATGCCTACTACGATGTAGATGAAAGAAAAAGTGTTTTCATAGAAAAAGATAACGACAATGCAGAAGCCTGAAGAAAAGAAGTTCTATATGCTATGCTCATACAAGGAAGCAGGCAGACCTGTAGGCAATGACGAGCTGCGTGATGCCTTTGATGAGGCGGTTTACGAGGCGGCTTACTTTGCGCCTGAAGTTGGCGATGATGGAGAGGTTGACCAACTCGGATACCTCGAAGACTTGGATAACGCTGAAACCAGCGTGGCTGAGTCCATGCTCGACAGGATGAGTCCTAAAATCAAATCAATTTTATTATCTCATGAAGAAGCCTGAATACAAGCACGACATGACAGACGCTGAATACTCTGTATTCCTCGAAGCTGTCCTCAATCGCTTCACTGCGCAATGCAGAGGCGAGATACCCGTCGATCCCGTAGAGGAGCGACCTAAACCAAACAAATTTTTGAATCCATTTTTAATGATGTCCTAATGAAAACAAAGTTTATGAACAAGCGGATAATTCGCAAGGGTACACAGGTAGTGTATCGTGGGGGCTTCGGCTCTGACCCACAGAAAATTGCAGTAGTAACAGGCGTAGAGCGCACGGAATACCCTCGCGAGAAATACGGGGATGAGGTGGAGAGCGTGAACTTGGATGAGCATTACGTACTGACCCTGAACAACGGACACTGGTGTTACTCAGACCAAGTTGATGGAGTGGTTGTAATCCCCTCAGAATCAGCGGCTTAGAAAATAAATTTGGATTAATGGATTCTGTCCCTTATCTTTGTATCGACAACAACGTCAAAATCAAAATCTCAATTACATGAAATGTACACACAACACATTGACCCACTTGCTAGGTGCATGGGACAGACTAGAAGTAGTCGGAATCAACCCCGACAATCACAAGTCCATACTCACAAGCACATTACTACCTCATCGCAATGAGTTCGGAAAGAGGCAAGTCAAAATAGCTATCGAGTATCGAATCGAAGATGGCTTTGCAAGAGCCGCTCCGTATATATATGCCTTCCTCGTCATGTACGATCAAAACGGACACCGCAGAAGCGTCATCAAGAATGGCTCATGGGGTTGTCATGGTGAGGATATGATGGAGTTCAAGTTGTGGTTTTCAAAAAAGATGCGGGCTGCTCATGATATGCAAGAGGAGCGCATCGAGAATGCACAGGACAGCATCACTGACTTCCTGTCATAACGAATCCCAATGAGTGTGAGTTAGGCGAAACCAACCACTGCAAACGTAGGCTATATGGCGTGTCTACGGCTCATTACATACAAGCAACTACATCAATCACCTTGCTGAGATGTAGCCAAGTTTACAAGTAGGGTTGCCCGATACCTTGTGGGTACAACGAATCAAGGTAGGTGGGGGTGTGCAGGTTGAGATGTACACCCTCCCCGCAACATAGCGATAATGACCCTGCATGAATACAGGGGACGGCATCGGCAACGATTCGCTTCGAAGGTCTTGGTGGGCTTAGCTTACCTTTAAAATTCAGAGACAGCCTTCGATAACCTCGGCAGAGGGGCGGACACGGTTGAAGGTGGGTTCGATTCCCACTATCGCTACAACGGTACCCACCAATTAAATCTGGTAGGTGGGCTAAGTCGATACCAGGACCACTGAGCGCGAAAGCGTGGATAGAAGGGATAAACAAAGCCAATCTTATTAATTCAAAATCTCAAACACATAACACAATGATGACACGACAAGAAAAGATTGAACGCTACATCGAATGCGTAATAGACAACATGGACTACAAAACCATGTATAGATACGTCTACGACACAATTAAGTACAGCATGGAGCATGACCACACAGACGAAGAGATTGACGATTTGTACAACGAATACTTTGAAGAACAATGATGACAGATAAACAAGCCCTAGCCTTCATGCAGAAGGTAGATGCAAACGCCCCATTCTGGGTGGAGTTGCACGACGAAGACCGACCGACGATGAACATCAACGGAAGAGACGTACCGCGATGCCTATACAATCTTATGCTCACCAAGCGCGACATCAGGTTGTATGCAGACCATGACATGAAGCCTAACCGACACTGGAAGATAGGTGATGTAAAGAAATACTTCGGACTCAAGGGTGGCAAGGGTAAAATCAAGGACGCCATCTTCACAATCCACGACGAGTTTATTGGACGAATAGAAAACCAAGACAATGATTAATTTAAAAATGACTGAGCAAACATTCACTGCCGTAGCTGATTGGGCAGAGCGCATACAAATGATGACGCAAGAGAACAGACTTATTAATTCACAGGATATCGTACACGATGTGTTCGGTATGCTACGAGACGACGAACACTTTTTACCACGACTATGACGAAGAAAGAATTGATTGACCTTCATGTCAGGACTACCCCGATGATGCACCCGTAGTAATCGAGGTGCATGACACCACACTCTACGAAGACCTCTATGACTTTACCTTCGACGGAGTATCATGGAAACGCTTTGACTTTCAAAGCCAATACAGAACAAGAAATGCATGAACTGCGCTTATGCGCTATAAACCACAGCGATAAATGACAAACTTTGAACAACACATCGGGCATGAATTGCCTCAGGCGATACTCGATCACATCGACGCACACTCAACGGAGGAACTCATGCGACAAGCGGAGAAGCTTAAGTTTGATTCAATCTGCCCCGTGCTTATGGAGAATGACTCACCTGAACTGCGCAAGGAATTAAAAGAAGCAAGCGAACTGCTATTCAAATACATTGATTTTCAGTTAGTTACAGATGAAATTTGGAATTCTGAAAACTAAGTCTTATCTTTGTAGCGGCAATGTTGCCAAATCAAAATCTCAATCTAATGAAATTATATGCATCCCTACATGGAGTATGTGGACTAGCCGAGGGCTACTCCGATACCACGGTTCAGTTCTTTAAGACACTTGAACAAGCCAAGGAACACAAGGCTAGGCTTCTTGCCCTCCTGATGAAGGAAGAACACGAAGAGATAATCACCCATACAGACGGCACACAGGACATCATCGTCATGAATGACCTAGAGAGTGAGCATGAGATACTCAAGATAATTGAGGTCAACCCACTATGGGACATAGACAAACCCGACCCTGCTAACAGCAATGTAAGAGAGTGGTTGATGTGGAATCAGATGGACTGCGAGGTAATGTACGATGGTGAGTTCCTACCCACAGACATGGGGTGTATCAAGGAAGCTACCGATGCCCTGTATGGAACTAATGAGTCGATGCCGCTAGATGAGTGGGCTGACTTTGTTGGTGGCATCTTTTACCGAGGTGAAGCCATGCTTGATGCAGACGATGTGTGCATCCACTTCTTTCGAATCCCTAAATCAGACACACTATGAACGAGGAAATATCAGAACGAATGTATGCGCTAGAAAGTATGTGCAACATCCTAAACAAGTGCGGGTTTCAAGTCGACGGCTCATCCCAAGACACTGAGTACGTGTTATGGGCAGAAAAGCTTATCAATGAAGTAGTAGAACAATATAATACAAACAAACGATGAACGAGGAATACAACTGCGAGTTTTGCGATAAGCAAATGACTGAGGAAGAGCACGACTTCTGCGATATATGTGGCGATTGCCGCGAAGAAAATGACGAAGAAATAGAAGACGATATCGTTCTTCTCGTAAGTAAAGTACTATGAACAAGAAATACCACATGAAAAAAGAAATCATTAACCGCCTCGAATACGTAGAGGAAACATATGCAGGTGAACTAGAGACGTGGCTTGACCCCGTTACCGATACATACTACCACGTACCTATCGAGATCACTAGACGTTGGGATGAAACAGAAGCACTTGAAAGCGATAAACAAAACACAATGACACACGAACGCAAAGAAGAACACATACGAAACATAGCTTTCTGTATCCGTGATGGAGCATCAGGATATGTAACTGACAACTTCAGGATTGAAGACTTACCTACCCCACAGAGGACAGGCACTATGACACAGCAGGACACGTACTCCAAGCACAAGGCACGACAAATCTTCGAGGCTTTCCTCGAACAAAACACCGAAACAAATGACTGACATAAACGAAGACGGCATCTACACTGGCACTGAAGTACAGTGGGGTGTGGAGGATATAACACGAATCCTTTTTGAGCGAGGTAAATATGCGTCAAGCAGGGAAGACCTTGAGCGAATACTGAAGGCATCCTTTCAGGACAACGAGATGGTAATGAATGCAATCCACGAATCTATCGTAATAACAATTGACTACATGCTCGACGAGGGCGAACTTAAACTAAACGACAATGAGTAACTACGCAGTATACCGCGTCTTCCGTGATTGGGAGAAGCGACCAGAAGTCCTAATGGATGGACTCACACGAGAACAAGCACAGACTATCGTGAAGAACACACCGAGTGATGACAGAAGCATGGTGGTGTTCGATGAAGAACCAAAAGATAAACAATGGGGCAGACGCTAGTGTGTGTCCGATCAAGTGTACACGTCAACCCAACACAGGACTTCAATGAGTGGGCGGAGTACACATTCAATCAAGTTAAACAAAATTATAAATCAAAAATCTCATGTACAAAGTTAGATTCCACCTCGGACGAGGCGAACATTTCATGCACTGGCAAATCAAATCCAAGCTAAATACAGGCGATGGCACTGGTGCTAAAGAAGTGGTAAGCTACGTAGACCCACAAGACAATCAGCTAGCTATGCTAGGCTGTAAGCTAAGCGTACAACCAACAGCGGCTAAGAAGATTCACGACGGTGCTAACAAGACTGTGTGTGCATGGATAGAGTGCGAGGCTGTCCAAGGTACTGGAGGTCAATCGGCTCAAGCCAAATGAACAAGACTACCGCATCAAGTTCAACCCGCGTCAAAGTCCTAACTGGACTGACGGATACAACAACATCGTTAGCGGTAACGAATACGAAATACTATTTACAAATGACAGGACTCTATGGGTGGTTGGTGACGCTTATGAGTGTGGAACTTCCGACTTGGTTTAACAACAAGTTTGGATGGTTCTTTAAAAACGGAAACAAATGAGCGAGCCAAGGATATCAATATATACGAATCAGTCAGCTGAACACACGAAGAACGATGGGCGTAAGCTGTTCATGAAATTCATGGAGGTGATGAGATCACCCGAAGCTGACTACTACGACGGAACACTAGACATTAAACTTAAAAAACTATACGAAGATGGGATGGAATACGGATTCTGAAATTACACAGCAGCTCTGGAGCTATGAGCGAGACGGCAAGACATACTACACCCCGTCTGGTGCATACGCTGAGAAGACAGGGCTTCAACATTCAACAAGGTACTATGACATCACTTATGACTAACGAACAAGCAATCCAAATCGTATTGGAAAACAAAGACCCATCTAACGCAGAACGTCTAGCAGGCCTATGTATGCTTGCGACGATATACTTGAGTCAGACATTGACGTATGGCTAAGCAAAGATGTATCAGAGTATCTACCTCAGTTCCCTGATATCGCAGAGAGCTTAGGTCGAAGACCTACTCAAGGAAGGACAGCATATCCTGTGGAGCGTGTAGCTAACAGCCTTACCGAAGTGTCAAGGTCTATGTATCACTACGTCAGGTTTTACGAAACACTCAGCAGCTACGACATAGCATTGTCAGAACGCTGACAAGGGGAGAGACGGATGGTGCGCAGGGAGATCCTGTGACGCGCCGTGTGCTGGAGACAGTACAACATTGAGAGCGTTGAGAAACAAAGTCTCTCCTTTCCTTGCATTAATAACATTTAAACTTTAAATTTGAACCAGCAAACCCAATGAATGATGACATCAAAAGGCTACAAGAGGAGTACTATGCTACCCTCGACCTCACCCCCAATACATCTAGGAAGGCACCACAAGTTCAGGCACGAGCCGCACTGATGGTTGCTATGGCTCAGCACATGACCAAGACGGAAGTGGGCAAGAGTTTTGACAGAGACCACAGCACAGTAGTACACCACTCTGGTCAGCACGAAGCCAACTTGTTCTCATGGGATGGGTATGAAGACAAGTACCTGTTAGCTGTAAGGCTGTGTAACATGCACCTCCGATACAACAGTATTGAAGACAAGCTAAAAACTATTCGAATCCAAATCAAAAGGCTAGAGGGTCTAGCTGAAAATCTAAAACAAGAACTCGTATGAGTAATTACAAATTCAAGACCACGAACATTCGTGGCAAGCAGTACGTTGAAGTCAACGAACGAATCAAGTTCTTCCGACAGGAGGAGCAGTACAAGAACTGGAGCCTTATCACAGAGTTTACTGTGCTAGACGAAGCTCAATGTGTATGCAAGGCGTCGATCGTAGATGCTGACAATCGCATCATATCAGTAGGTCATGCACATGAAGTGCAAGGCAGTAGCAACATCAACAAGACTAGCTACGTAGAGAACTGCGAGACATCAGCTATCGGTCGTGCATTGGCTATGCTCGGTATTGGTATTGACACATCAATCGCTTCGGCTAACGAGGTTTCTGATGCTATCGCTAAGCAAGACACAGCTGCGCCTGCCGCACCTACCAAGGCTGATAAGATGATCAAGAAAGTGCAGGAGAAGTTTGATACTGACCCGCCTGAAAACATCATGGACAAGGCTGTTGCTTACATCAAGTCGCAGACCGACAAGAAGAAAGCATATGAGTCTATCGTAGGTAAGTACGGAGGTAGCCTTACCGATAAGCAAATGTCTGGCTTACAGAAGTTTGTACGATGAACAAGTATCCAGTACAGAACCGCAAGCTAACTAACATAGCTACGTTCCATAGGTTTCGAACACAGTGTCTGAACTCTAACATGCCCAAGCGTTGGGTAGACAATGACACCGAATTGCCTATGTGTACTGGGCTTTACTTCATCAAGCATAAGGACTTTCTCGGTGACGTGGACATTGCAGAGTATCACATTAACAGCAAGGGTAAAACCTTCTGGTGTACTGCTGGCAAGCCTACTCACTGGGCTGAGATAGAAACCTATGAGTACATGCTTGAAGACGGCACACCATTATACGAAGACCAATGAATATATCAGATAAATTAATGGAGCGGTACGGCAAGTCTCACTTGTCGTACTCGTCTCTCAAGCAAGCCCTAGGCGACATGGCTCAGTTCGATCGCTACATGAAGGGGGAAGTCAAATACAAATCAGATGCGCTAGACTTCGGTACTATGTACGATATGCTGTTGTTCGAACGGGACAAAGCATTCGAGAAGTACACGGTGATGTCTCCGTCTGCTATCGTAACCACTCTGTCGGACAAGGCTCAAGCCTCCAAGAAACCTACACTTACTGCCGAGTATAAGGCTAAGCTGTCGGAAATCAAGGAGGAGGCGGCTGAGGAAGGCAAGACAATTGTGTCGGGTGATGAGTGGAAGATGGCTAACGACATGATCGACAGGCTAGCCACATGCGGTTTGCTTGACTCTCACCTCAAGGGTGACTATCAGGTAGGATTCCTTGAAGAGCTGCATGGCGTACAAGTCAAAGGGTTTCTAGATTGCTTAGGCGATGGATTCATTAGCGACAGTAAGTCAGCACGTAGCTCAGAGAAGTTTCGGTATGCTATCAAAGACTTCTCATATGACATCCAAGCTTACATCTACACAGAGGTGTTTAGCATAAAAGATTTCTATTGGGTTGTACAAGAGAAGACTTATCCGTACCTTCCTGCCCTCGTTAAATGTTCTGACTCCACCCTGTTTACAGGAGAGATGAAGTTTCATGACGCACTCAAGCGTATCACAAACTTCTTGGAGCAGGACTATAACCCTCAAACAGATTACCTAAACTATGAAGTATAAAAAAGCAATCAAGGTAGTAGTAAAACTAGCGTTAATACATTTTTTCATAACCAATATAATTCATTAAAAGATGAGTGAACAAACAAAGAAGTACGAGAGCGTACTAGTAGGTTGGGCCGATGAGCCTAGCTACAATGACAATGGCGAGTTAATGGGATGGTCTTTCCGTCTCAAGGATAACGAGCTTAAGGATGCCATCGACCAGTACACCACCAAGCGTGATGCACAAGGTCAGGGCGGCAACGTTAGATTTCGACTATTTATGTCGAAGAATGGCAAGCCATGCCTAAGTGTGTGGGATCCTAATAGCGAGGCTGCTCAAGAGCGGCGGACATCAACTAAAGCAGAGGGGTCGTCTGACCTTCCGTTTTAATTAATACAGCTTGGTTAAGCGAGGGGGTGTGGGTTTCGGCTCCACCCCTTTTCTTTCCCCTTTTGATTATGGGACGACCTATATACTCCATGACCGCCAAGGTCATCACGATAAAGAACAAGCGACCACAAACCAGAAGCGTGTGGATCGTAAGCCAGTATGACAACCCAGCGGACATTATGAAGAAGGATGGAAAAACAATGTCAAGACTTGAGCGTGAGCTGTTTACCGCTAAAGCTAAGAATAAGACCATTGTGATTGATTCCATAACTTCGATAAAACAAGTTGGAACAACATCAATACCACATGAAACATAGCGACAAACAAGTAGGCGGTAAGCACTACAAGGAAATGAAGATTCAGCCCACTGACTTCATAGCTGCAAATGACATACCCTTCATAGAGGGTAATGTAATTAAGTACGTATGCCGACACGAATTCAAGAACGGCAAGGAGGATGTCCTGAAGGCTATCCACTATTTAAATCTACTACTCGAATACAAATACTCGGATGAACGTAACGATATACAAAGACCTGTACAAGAAGTCAAAGGCGGATGCCCATGTGATTCCGATTGTGACTGCCCTCAAAAGAATACAGGAGGGGACTTCTGCGCCAACGATTGAAGCTGTTCGTGGTGGAGAAAAAGATTTCAAAAAGAGCCTACCCGTTGTACTATTCAGCGGTGAGTTTGGCGACAGGAAAGACCAAGCGATTGAGAAGCATAGCGGATACATTGTTCTGGACTTCGATCATATTGATGTTAAGGCATCCAAGGCGCTTCTCAGTACGGACCCGTATGTATACAGCTGTTGGGTATCTCCGTCGGGTGACGGCCTCAAGGCGTTAGTCAGGATAACACATCCTGAGAGGCACCGCGATCACTTCCGTGCATTACGCACATACTTCGGAAAGCAGTACGACCTTGAGGTGGACGAGTCAGGCATCAATGAGTCTCGCGCATGCTTCGAGTCACACGACCCAGACATCATCATCAAGGATGAATCATCTACCTTCGGGGCATTCGCTACGGAGAAGAGTGAGTCGCAGGTAGCTGTCTCACAATCAGGAGTTTACACAGATTACTTAAAGTTAAATCTAGCCGCACGTATGATACGTCAGTGCGATGACGGGGAGAAACATGCTACCCTTCTTCGTGCTGCTAGGTTGTGTGGTGGGTATGTAGCCGCTGGACGTATGGAAGAGGACGAGGTAGTCCGTGTACTTACTCGTGAGATACTCAAGCGTGATGTAGATGATGAGAAGCATACCATCAATACCATACGAGACGCCATCGAAAAGGGTAAGCAAGACCCTATCCGAGCTACCATCGACGACGAGAAGAAGGCTCAGCGTGAGATGCTCGTTAATGACGGGGACATGTCTTTCATATCCTCGGACGACGAGGACTTCAGGTGGATTGATGATTACGCTAATGGACGCATACCTGTAGGTTTGGACACGGGCGACAAGGATCTCGATCAGTACTTCAGGTACAAGCGAGAGTTCACTATCATCAATGGGCATAGTAATGTCGGTAAGACTACGATGGCTCTGTACCTCATGGTTAACGCTACCGTGCGGCATGGGTGGAAGTGGGTGGTTTACTCGTCAGAGAACCGTACAGCATCACTTAAGATGACCCTCATACAATTTGCCTTAAACAAGCCAATCAGTTCTATGAACTATATGGAGCGTAAGAAGGCATACGAGTGGGTAGGGAAGTACTTTACAGTGATTAGCAACAAGCAAGTGTACAGCTACTCAGACATCATTGTGTTCCTTGAGAAGGTAATGAAGCAGCAGGAGGTTGACGCTGTGTTTGTAGACCCATACAACAGCCTCAAGCTTGACATGGGTAAGTCGGGTATCGGTGTACACGAGTATCACTACGAGGCAGCCTCTGAGTTCCTTACATTCTCTACAGCAAACAACATCGCAGTGTGGTTGAACATGCATGCTGTTACTGCTTCACAGCGGATCAAGGGTGAGGACGGATTGCCCGTAGCTCCATACGCTGAGGACACTGAGGGTGGAGGTAAGTTCGTGAATAGAGCTGACTCGTTCTTGACCATACACAGAAAGGTGCAACACCCAACACCATCTGAGCGCAAGATTACAGAGTTTCATGTACGTAAGGTGCGTGACGTAGAGACGGGAGGCGAGCCTACCCCACTTGAAGAGCCGTTCAGATTTGAAATGAACACATCTAGAACTGGTTTCCGTGCGTTTAAGACTCAGAGAATGATGTTTGAGTCTGTTGATTTAGAGGGGGGAAAGCAAGAACCATTTGTTTTTCCCATGAATACTTCGTTTTTAGACACTTAGGCTGTATCTTAGCCTGAGTGAAACGACAGAAAAGCGGAACTCCTAAGCGTAAATCAGCGAAAAAACGCAACCTAGGTAAGTATAAAAGCGGATTAGAGAAGACTTGTGCAGACTTATTGTCTGAGCATAAGATCGGCTTCACCTATGAAACTCACGAGTACATGCTCGTAGAGAAGTTTAGGTATCCAGGAACTTACTTGAAGATGACTACCAAGCGGAAAGACTTATCGGATCGTAGCGGTGCGATAGTCCTTCCCATTAAATACACTCCAGACTTCGTAGGACCAAACGGAGAATGGATTATTGAAACCAAAGGGTACACTCCTTCGCATCATGACTTTCCGATGCGTTGGAAGCTGTTCCTTAAGCACTTGATAGACTCAGGAGAACCAGTCCCCGCTTTGTTCATCTGTAAAAACAAACATCAGATTGAGCAGGCTATAGTGAAACTTAAAGAACTAGGATATGGCAAAAAACGAGTTAACAAAGGAACAGCTAGGAGCTAGCTACAGGATAGCCACCGTAAGGCTTCATGAACTCATTGATGAGTTTTTTGAAGAGCTATTCGATGAGAACGGAGATCCCCGTGAGGATTCTGGGAACGTAGCCAACATGGTTGCGGGTATTCGCGTAATGATGAATCAGGAGCTTGACCTTGTTAAGGAGGCTTCGTTTGAACACTCTGAATCAAACCACGATGCAAAGTCAAAGCAGGAAACGATATTCGTTCTCAACAGGAAGGGTAGCTGAAGTACGCTTCGAGCGTGCGGCAAGAGACCTAGGACTTCAAGTCGTAAAGTCAGGTAGAAAAGACGATGTGCATATGCATGTTGACTTCTGGATGCAACACGAAGAGGTAGAAGGAAGGTGGGGAGTAGATGTAAAAGGCAATAACCTACCAGATGAGATTTGGTGTGAGTTTAAAAACGTAGCTGGAAACCCAGGATGGATGTATGGGGGTGCTAAAATTATAGCATTCGACATGCCAGAAGAGGGTGGATTCAGTATCGTTGATCGCGAAGACCTAGTGTCTTACTGCGAGGAGAATGTGGAAGATGTATTTGTGTCGCATAAGCGAGATTCATACAAGAAAAAGTACACTCGAAAAGATCGAGAGGACGTCATAACAACTCTTAACTTGTTGGACCTCAAGTCTTTAGAAACGTACAGGGTGTGGAAGTATTTTAAGGACTATTGACTATCTTAGTAGTCCGTTTTTAATTTTTAAATTTTTTTAATATGTATGATCCTTCACTTGTCCCTTGGGGCGAGGTAGGGTATGCTGTCTATAAGCGTACCTATTCCAGACAAACTGCCGATGGCAAAACAGAAGAGTGGGAGGACACCGTTGATCGAGTGATTGATGCGTGTCGCGACCAACTCAACGTAGGCTTTACCCAATTCGAAGAGGGTGAGCTGAAGAAGATAATGATGGAGCTGAAAGGCACTGTGGCAGGGCGATTTCTCTGGCAGCTAGGTACTAAAACAGTTGACCGATTGGGGTTACCGTCTCTACAGAACTGCGCTTTCGTAGTGGTAGATGATCCTATTCGTCCGTTTACATGGGCGTTTGAAATGCTTATGCTTGGCTCAGGTGTGGGTTTTAACATCCAGCGAGAGAACGTGTACCAGCTACCAAAGGTTAAGAACCGAGTTAAGGTAGAGCGTATAGACGAGAACGACGCAGACTTTATTGTTCCTGACAGCCGTGAGGGGTGGGTAGAGCTTTTACAGCGCGTCCTGGAGGCTTCATTTGTTACAGGTGAGGACTTTACATATGCTACACATCTTATTCGATCTAAGGGCTCTGCCATTAAAGGATTCGGAGGGACAGCTTCAGGGCCTGAGGATCTGGTCTGGGGCATGCAAGAGATAAATGACATCCTAAACAAGAAATCAGGTCAGCGTCTCAGCCCTGTTGACTGCCTCGATGTAATGAACATCATTGGTAGAATCGTTGTAGCTGGTAACGTTCGTAGATCTGCGCAGATTGCTATCGGAGACTGCGATGATGTAGAGTACTTGCAAGCAAAGCGATGGGACCTAGGAGGTATTCCTAACTGGAGAGCGATGAGCAACAACTCTGTCGTTTGTGATGATATCTCAAAGCTGCCTGCTGAGTTCTGGGAGGGATACAACGGTAACGGAGAGCCATACGGACTCATCAACCTAGAGGCTTCACGACGCATGGGACGCACATTTGAAGTCGAGTACCCAGACCCAGACGTACAAGGGTTTAATCCTTGTGCTGAGCAGTCGCTAGCTAACTTCGAGACTTGCTGCTTGGCTGAGATTTACCTTCCAAACATCGAGCACTACGAAGAGCTTAAGAAGGTTGCGCGTTATCTTTATAGAATTAACAAGCATAGCTTGGCTATCAAATGCGCTGTGAAGGAGACCGAGGATATCGTACACAAGAATATGCGTATGGGTATCGGAGTCACTGGATACTTGCAAGCTACTGAAGAGCAGCGATCTTGGTTGGCTGATTGCTATGACTACATCAGAGCATATGACAAAGAATACTCTCAACTGGCAGGATATCCAGCATCCATTAAACTTACAACAGTCAAGCCATCTGGAACGCTTAGTCTACTTGCTGGCGTTACACCAGGAGCGCATCCAGGATACAGCGAATATTATATTCGACGAATCAGAATGTCAGCTGATAGCAGTCTGGCACATGCCGCCAGGGAGCACGGGTACCCTGTGGAGTTCGTGCTAAACTTTGATGGCACAGAAGACAAGTCTACTATCGTTGTAAGCTTTCCATGTAAGTTCCCTAAAGGAACCATGTTTGCTAACGACATGACAGCCTTGGATCAACTGGAGGTTATCAAGCGTCTGCAAGCTGAGTGGTCTGACAATGCTGTATCGGTTACCATTTACTATCGTAAGGAAGAGCTGGACGGCATCAAGGAGTGGCTCGACAAGAACTTCAAGAACGTAAAGTCTGTATCATTCTTGCTTCATAATGAGCATGGATTCAAGCAGGCTCCTCTGGAAGAGATTGACGAAGGCACATACTTGGAGATGCGTAAGACGGTGACACCGATCACGTCAATAGCCCAGCTAGAGATGGACGAGGTGGAAATTGATGACTGCGAGGGCGGTGCATGTCCAGTACGATGAAGCGGATAGATCAATGCTGGGTGTCCCAGCTATACTACTTGAATGGAAAGGGGCTTCGGCCCCTTTCTAGTTTCAAGACTGGTCGTGGCTCCTCCCTATAAAAAGGATCAAGTTCGGCACCGTAACATATTGTACCCCACTGACCTAACATAATTTGAAAGTCAATTACGTTAAAGTATCCATTGCCGTTTAGGTCTCCAGGGGTCCAGTATAAGTCTTGCCAGTTTTCCAGCATGAGCATAAGGTCAACCATACCCACTACGTGGTCTCCGTTTATATCCCCTAAACAATAAGGGTCTTGATCGGTAATTCCTGGACGAGAGATTGGCAGTATGTAATGTATGCGCTCAATCTGACCAAGAGTAAAGTTCGTCCTACACGAATCGGGATAATAATCCATGTGGTTATTTGTTTCGTAGCCATACAAAGCTGGAGGGCATATAGGGTTCTCGCAACTAAAGTTTAACTTTGTGGGTGGAGTATCGCAAACGTAGTCGCCTGACTCATCGCAAGGCCCTAAGTCCTCACCACAGAAATCTACGTTTTTGAACACGTGTTGCAACCCGACATAGTGTCCTACTTCGTGTATTAGAGTTTTGTTTTGATCTCTGTCGTCATACGAAAGCTGTGGACCGTAGTTCCCGAATACATCAGACCTAACCCACACACCGTCCAGCTCGGTGCTAGAGTGTGTAAGACGTCCAGGCAAACCCTAGTATTCCGTTACAAAACTTAGGGAATATATGCACGTTCATGTACACCTCTCTATCCCATACTAAATCCTCTACGTAGGCATCCATCCATTGGAACCCGCTCTGGCTATACGGTACGCATACGTTGTTTTGCTCTAAGATTACAGGGGCGCCCCAGAACTCATCAAAGTCATGGTACATGATCGAGACAAGATCGAAGTTAATCATAGCCTCGTCGAACTCCTCGTTCAGATGCTCGTGAGCGTCCATGATGATGTCCTCAGGTATGTAGCTATCTGGAAAGCTGTCGGTGTAGTATATGTGGTATACGTAATCTATCTCCTCCCACTGCATAGGCTCTGGTACGTACCCCATCATTCTAGGCTGAGTGGTACTACCTCCGAATACAGCGCAAGAATCCTGCCCTACAATCACGTACTGTGAGAGCAGGCAGAGTGTAAGGATCACAAACCTCATTGCATCTGGTTCTTAGCTAAAAGAAGTTTAACCTCTTGAATCTCCCTTAGAAGCTGCTTCATGTCTTCTTTAAACTCTGAGTTGTCCGCCTCAAGAACAGCAACACGAGACGAAAGCCTGTTGTAGTCTGATTGAAATTTTATCCACCCACCGACCAAAGCACCCGCCACTGCTAAAAATTCAAAATGACTTAAGTTATCGGGCATTATCTCCTGGTTTTTTCTACGGTCCTACCAGCAAAGTAAGCTCCGAATACGGTTAACATTAATATCTCAAGCAAAGATACGTAACTATCTTTTACGTTAAATGGCTGATTATCAAGGCTGTCAAGAAACATTGTTGTTACAAAAACGACTATTAATACAATTAACATAACAGGTCTAATAAGTTTCGCTAGCTTAATATCACTGCTCATGTCCGCTTGCCAACGCTCTGTCACGTTCTTTTGAAACTGAACCTCTGCGTCTACCTTAGCCTTTGCTTCGGCTGGATCAATGTCTGGCTCTTTCTTCAGTAGGTTCTTGACAAGACCAAGACCCCCTCTGTCTGGAAGTAGGTCGCCTACCGTGTCAAGCACTCCAGGAGCCTTGGCTTTTAGCCAGGTTCCGAGTTTAGTGTCCTTAATCTTCTCCACGTAGTTGTTTGTATTTTTTATTAAACCCAGCCATAGTCTTTCTTTGAACTTCGTACATCTCAAATATTCTATTCTGTCTGTCGATGTAGTTCTCTATATCTCTAGCCTTCTTTACTTCAGCTCGAATTTGCTTAAGCAGCTTGTCTGATTTTTTAAGTTCTTCGTTAAGAGATTGAATCCCATTATATCTTCCTTCTTCTCTTATGATTTTATTCTCCCTTATTTCTCTGAATAGCTGCTGAACTTCTTTTTGGTTTTCCTTAAACTTTTCTACATCGTAGAAAGGGGAAGCCTCTCCGTATATCTTCTTTACGATAGGCACATCGTTATACCTGATTTTAACCTCTCCGTCTTCTCCAAAGCCATGAGCTAACCCGTTGGCTATACCTTTGATGTCCTTAGCTTCTGCGGCCTTCTTAGCTGACCTTCTAGTCATTTCAAAAAGGTTTCTTGCTTGCTCCCCTGACTCTAAAATAAAGTCGCCTGATCCTCCGATCATGTACTCGAAAAGGTACCAAGAGTAGTCAGGGTTGAAGTCAGCCCACCCAGACTTAAACTGAGAGCCTCCAGTAGATTCGTTCATGTGCTCAAAGAACTCCTGCATCTTTTGAGGGGCTCTAAATGACAACTCAGAACTAGGGACTGGAGTTCCAAACGGAAGCTGAGACCCAGTAACAGGAGCGCCAAAGAATGTTTTATTCTCAGCCATCTCAACAAAAGGCTTTATTACCGTAGGAGATAAAGATCTTAGAACAAACGGTCCTGGGTTTTCGCCTATACCACCAAACGATATAGGTGAGAATGACGTAAAGGCTGTTGTTCCCAACATCATTAGGGCTGAATCTGGCGTTCTATTTCCTGTAGATACCTCAGCTAAAGACATGCCCATGTTGTTAAACAGGCCATACCCATATGGTAAAGGAACCTTTAGGAAGTCGTCTTTACCTTGACCGTAACAAAGAATCATGTTCCTTGATTTGTCGTACTCAGACAGCTTGTTGTACCACAACTCATCATCCTCTGGATCCCTACCGCTAACAGCTAGGTTCAGTAGGGTCAACATACCTGAGAATCCAGCCATACCCGCAGCTATCTTTTGAGCTCCTGTAGCTCTCTCGTTCCACTTTCTGGTTGATCCATCAGGTCGCTGAGCTGGCTTAACACCCTTGAGAGAGTTGTAAACCCTTAGGTTACCTTGAATGGCAGCGTTAAAGAACAGATAGATGGAGTTAAGAACTGGTCCAGCCTCTCCTGATCGGTTAAAGTTTACCGTTATGTTCTTTGAAAACACGGCAGCCTTTTGAGCAGACGCCCCTCTATTTCTTGCAGTTACATAAGCTGAGAGACGTATGCTGTTTTCAAACGCTTCGTTGACACCTTCAACCCAATTAAAGAACTGCTGAGGCTTAGAGAACAAAGCCTCTCTAATAGCCTTACCTTTCGTTAAGTCGTCCGCATCTGTAGATAGTTTAGCTTCTATCTCTTTCAGGTCCTCTATGTAGCTCCATCCTGTTTGACCACCAGAAGCTTTCCATTCATCTACCCAAGACTGGGTTTCTGCGTCCATCTCTCTACCCAGAGCGTTGGTAGACAGCATTGATTTAAGGTACTTAAATGTGCTTCCATACAATTCCTTTTTAAATCCTTTGGTGTCAATATCTCCTAGCTCGCCTTGCTCTAGGTCGGCCTCAGCACTGTAAAGCGCACCCCCAAGGTCTCTAGCAAAGTTTGACACAAAGAAGTTAGGATCCCACTGAGTAAACACGCCTCTTAGCCACCCTACTGGAGCTCTCATCATTCTGATAAAGCTGTTGGATGACTCCATCGTCATTCCGTTCAAGGTAGCCGCGTAGTAGGGGTCTTTAAAGTATATGAATTCCTGTTTTCCGTTAATACGTACTGCCACAGTCCTAGGGTCAGCCTCCATCTCCATCATGGACATTGCTGTCTGTCTTCCATTCTCATCCAGTCTAGTCAATGGTGACATCTGGTTTACAACAGACCAAACATCCTCCATTGGATTCTTTTTAGCTAGCTCGTGGAGAGACTGAAGGGTTCTGTTCTTTTCTGCCCATTGGTGAGTGACAGCATTCTGCATCACAATGTTAGCCAGCACGTTAGCCGCCTCTGACTCACGACCTATAGCAGCTTTCGTTTTGGTGCCGTATACGCTCATGCCAGCACCTCCAGTAGGGTAGCTGTTAGAGTTTAAGTCTAGCTCATCTTCAGCAAACCCCTGAAGCGGAACGTAGTTCTTGTACAAAGCGTTCCACGCATCAAGTCTGTCTTGGCTCTCAAGACCCTCGTCAAGCATAGTCTTTCTGGTGTCATCAATAACGTCAGTAAACATCTTAGTGAGCTCTCTGAACTCCTTGCTATCTAACCTTGAGATAATCTCATTGGCAACCTCAGTCTCCATACCAGATCCTGCGTCAAGGTCTGGTCTTGTCTTGCTGATCTTTTCGTTTCTTTCCTGAGCGTGTAGAGCATACATGAACTGGCTTAGGTCCTTATGAGAAACCCCAAACTCCTTCATTTTCTCCCTTGCATTATTCATGACAACCTCTAGGTCATCCATAGCCTTTCTGGAGCGACCATACATAAGCTGTTCTACCTCGCTAAACCGCTGAGACTCAGGAACTTTCTTGCCTTTACTTTTCTCTATAGATTCTTGAATTCCTATTACGTCTGCGTATTTATTTACGAGCCATGTGTTTAGGAAGTCAACAGACCCTTGGTATCCTCCTCTTTCTTCCTTTAGTTGATAGAACCTAGGCGGCATAATTCGTGAAGACTTTGCATCACTATCATCATATTTGCGGCCAGCCTCTAGGTCAGCCACAGCCTGTCTTAGACCGTCTTTACTATATGGCTTTTTAAATCCTTCAGCAAGGCTTGCACTTGAAGAAGGAAGAGAAATGTTCACTCCTAGCTTCCACCCTCTGTCTGTCTTCTCTACGGTATGAGACATAGCCTCAGACGTGTTGGTCAAGAAGTTATACCTTCTGTGAAACTTCCTCATCTTACCAAGGAATAGCGTCTCGCCGTTAACAAAAGAAGACGCAAGCTCTACGGAAGTAAAATCTGAAGTATCGAGCTCACTATACGTTCTAGGCTTCCACTCAAGTTTACTACCCGTTTCTAAGCTGTTAGCTTT